GCCTCGTGGCGCAACTGAATAGCGCATCTGATTACGGCTCAGAAGGTTGCAGGTTTGAATCCTGCCGAGGTCACTAACATTTCACCTAAACCCCTGTTAACGCAGGGGTTTTTTAGTTTTACACCTCTATTTTCCCGACACTTTCCCAACATCTTATCGTCTCCTAGATCGCTTTAAATCAACCACATTAAACAAGGCGACCACATCATCCAGATTCACTGTGTAGTCAGCATAGAGGTCATTTAAGCTGTGAAGTGTCAATTCTCCCGTTTCTACATTGTGCTCAGTAATTCTTTTTACTACTACCCCACGCTCACGGTGCGCGATCACAAAATCCCACTTATTAATATGCAGCTTATTTCGCCAATGCTGCTTTTGCACTTCCCTACACAATAAAATATCTTTCTCAAGAATAGCCTCTACCGGATTATTGTTATCCATACTATCCCCATCAACTTCAAAGCACAAATAATTTCCCTTGTACTCACGATCTACTTCCCACGGAATTTTCGGTAGGTCCTCAATATATTCTGCATCACCCCAACCGGAAAGAAAACCTGCTTGTGCGCGATGGCCTAGCAACGGAACCATTTTAAAACGCATTTCGTCTGCATTAAGCATTTTAACCGCATAAGCATCACCAACTTCATTTACACCTTGCTCCGGATTAAACGTTTTTTGGTACAAATCTTCCAATATTGCACTTTTAGTTGCCGGAATTGTACCACCCTTCTCGTAATTAATAATCGTATTCTTTGACACCCCTAATTTAGCAGCAAATTCAGTCTGACTAAGGCCTAGTGCTTTACGTAGATGTTTTACAGTATTCGCATTCATTATTTGGAATGGTTTTAAATAATCAAAAAGAGTAACATTTTGTACTTTTTAAATACAGAAAGTCCAATATTTGACTAAATTTGTTATTCAATTATATCCTGTTTTACACATTAGTGCAAAATTACACAGAAACGTTACAACACAATTCAAAAACCTTATAAATAATGGTACAAGACGGTAATTTAATACTCAATATCGACCTACCGCTATGGTTTATCGTTCTTTGGGCAGTCCTAATTATTGGGCAAATCGCTGTAATCTACTCGCTTTACGTGCAAAACAGAACATTTAAACATTAACCGGGAAACATTTTAATTCTATGGCACAACTCAGAACAAAAGCCACTAATCAATTTGGCAACCTTCCTGATGGTAGAGAATATCATCACGAGTATTTAACCAAGCCTAATCTAGCAACAATCGTAAAGTTTTCTATACGCCTCAAATCAGGCGGTTGGGTAACGGTTGCAGAGACAAAGCCTGTATTTGTCAAAAGCCCCACGTACACGCAGGAACTCGCCGCAGAGATCGAGAAAATCGAAAACCAGTTTAACATAACACTCTTGAAGTAATGAAAAACGAAAGGCCACCCGAAGGGAGTAAAAAACCTAGCTACCCTTCACCTTCAAAAAAACCACAAAATCCACAAGCTTTTGCATGTGCTGCAGATGACGACTTTTTACAAGAAGGAATGACACTTAGAGACTATTTCGCTGCTAAGGCTATGCAAGGAATATTAGCCTCCTGTGCTAATCCTGGAAGTGGCAACCCAATGCTTCTATCTGATCATTCCTTGAATAACCAAGCAAAGCATAGTTATAAACTAGCAGATGCAATGCTTAAAGCACGAGAAAATCAAACCACTTAAAACCGCATACCACAATGGGAAATACCACAATCATTTTACAAAGCTTACAATTGCGCTATGTCTAAAATAGTAGATATATCAGGTAAAAAATATGGAAAATTATCTGTAATAGATATTGCTGGAAGAACACCTCGAAAGCAAGTCACTTGGAATTGTGTTTGTGACTGCGGCACAAAACTTATAGTCATCGGTTGTTCTTTAAGATCAGGTAACTCAAAAAGTTGTGGCTGTAAAAAAAGAGAATCTACAAAGAAAAGGAACAAGAAACACGGCTATGCTAATAGAGGTAAAAAAACCAGACTGTACAATATATGGATTGCAATGCGTCAAAGATGCAGCAATCCAAAACATAAAAGCTATGATAGGTATGGCGGTAGAGGGATACGTGTCTGCGCCGAATGGAACTCTTTTAAAGCATTTAGAGATTGGGCCTTAAAAAACCATTACCATAAAACACTGTCAATCGAACGAATTGATAACAATGGCAACTATGAACCAAATAATTGTAAATGGGCTAGTGATATTTCTCAAGCTAATAACAAAATTAACAATAGACATATAACATACTTAGGTCAAAGAAAAACTTTAGCAGAATGGTCTAGGCTTACAGGGGTTGAATATTCAAAACTAAAATACAGGCTAAAAGCAGGATGGCCTTTAAAAAAAGCATTCACTAATAAAGATTTTAGAAAATGAAAATTGTACTAGAAAAACTAAACTTAAATTATTTTAAAGGAATAAGAAATCGCTCTATTGAGTTTAAAAAAGACATAGTTTTAATCAAAGGTGATAATGGGACCGGAAAGTCCACCTTATTTGACGCCTTCACGTGGTTGTTTTTTGGCAAAGACAGCCACGGCAACAGCGATAACAACTTCGCTATAAAAACCATAGATATTGAAGGCACCGGCGAGATCATTAGCCGCGTTGAGCACAGTGTAGAAGCTCAGTTGCTTATTAATGACGAACCTACAAGCGTTAAGCGCGTGCTCGTTGAAAAATGGGTGAAGAAAAGCGGCGCCACAGAGCGTACCTATGAAGGCAATAAAACGGAGTACTATTTTAATGATGTGCCACTCAAAAAGAAAGATTTTGATGCTAAAATAAGCCAGATCATTCCCGAGGACGTTTTTAAACGCATCACAGACCCATATGCCTTCAACAATCTACATTGGGAAAAACAACGCGAAATGCTTATTCAGCTTGAAGGCGAGGTGACTAATGAAAGCGTAGCAAAAGGCAATCCTGCTTTTGAAGAATTGATGCTTCAGCTAAAATCAAAGTCGCTAGAAGAATATAAGAGTCAGATCAAGCACAGCATCAATAAGCTGAAAAATGATAAGGCCGGTATTCCGCAGCGTATAGATGAGCAATTGCGCCAAAAGCCGGAAAGCAAAGATTTTGATGCAATTCAGAAAGATATTGAGCATAACCAAGAATTGCTTACCAAAGTAGATGATAAAATTGCTGATGTAAATAAGACTGCAAACGAGCTTCATAAAAAGTATGAAGGTTTCCGCAGCGAAAAATCAAAACTGCGCAGCGCGAACCAAGATATTGAGTTTGACACCAAGCAAGAAGTACAAACCCAACTTTCAAAAATTGTAGATCCTACCGCAGCAATTAAAGAAAACCTAACAGAAGCAGAAAGCAAAGTTTTAAAATTCACCCGTGGCATTGAAGGTTTACAGTCTGAGATCAAGACAAATGAAGCCACGCTTGAGTCCGTAAAGCAAAAGCGTAAAGCTAAAGGTGAAGAATGGGATAAGGAGAATGCTAAGGAGTTAGAATTTAAAGATGGTGATTTTGATTGCCCTACTTGCGGCCAGCCTATCAAAGCAGATGATGAGGAAGCGCAGAAAGAAAAAATGCGTGCTGATTTTATCAAGGACAAGAAAACCGCACTAGATGCCATTAATAAAGAAGGCAGCGCACTTAAAGAACAGCAAATCCAACTTGAAAAGGCAGTTGCAGATTTGCAAAAGCGTGTAACTGAAGGAGAAGAACATCTTAAAAAAGAGCAGGACCGCGTTGCTTCCTTAAAAACCGAACTAGATGCTGCTAAAGAACAACCGATTCACAAGCCCGATGCTGATGAGGAAGTGAAAAAGGCTTTAGCCGGTAATAAAACCTACCAAGCGAATCTTAAACGCATTGAAGAACTAGATGAAGCGTTGAACAATCAAAAAGGCGTAGATACCGAAAAATATAAGGAAGAACGCAGAGACATTCAGACCAAGATTGATGCTTTAAAAACGCAATTGGCAGACAAAGCAAAGATTGAAGCTATTGACACGCGCGTAGCCGAATTAGAGCAGGAAGAAAAAGAGAATGCGCAAGAACTCGCTGATACTGAGCGTGAGCAAGACCGTATTAAAGAGTTTGAGACTGCAAAATACAGCCGCGTTGAGGACCTGGTAAATACTCATTTTGAACATGTGAAGTTTAAAATGTTTAGCGAACTCGTTGACGGTACACAAATTCCTGCGTGTATTTGTACGTATAAAGGCGTTCCCTTTAACGATGTGAACACCGCCGGAAAGATCAAAGCAGGGCTTGACATCATCAACACCTTATGCAAATTCTATGAGGTAAACGCGCCTATTTTCATTGACGGTGCTGAATCGATCACCGAGATCCCAACCACCGATAGCCAGCAAGTACAGCTTATCGTAGAAAAAGGCACCACCCCATTTAAAGTAGAATAGTTATGGCTAGAAAAGTAATTAAAGACCTTAGAATAGGTGATACAATTTACAAGCACCGATTAGAATCAGATCCTGAGCTATTTACGATATCTGATTTGTCTAAAGAAAAAATACGGTGGGGAGATACTGATTACTTCACTTTAGAACAAGGGGATGATACGCGATGGACATTTGAATCAACAAGATGGAAATACACATTTTTTCTCAACAAGCTTGATGCTTTAGAAGCGCAAAGAAAAAGTCTTGATGCTAAAATGAAGGCCATATTTGAAAAACAACAAGACTTCTACCAGAAAATCAAAGAAACTAATTCTGCTATTCGAGAGTGTGATGAAAAAATCGCACTTGAGTTAAACGGCGGTCCAAAATTTTAACCCTTAACAAACAGCAATGAGCAACGCACGTAAAAACTCGCAATTCGCTCCCATATCGAGAGCAAAAAAGAAAGCCAAATTATACCTCTATCAAGACGGTAAACAGGTAAATCAAGAACCAATAATTTTTAAACAGTAGTTATGAGTACCAACAAATTCACAGAGGAAGAAAAAGCATCGATTAGAAAAGATTGCCTATCACTAGCCATAAGGAGTAAAAATTCCGATGGAAGTGATAAAACTATGGAAACTGCAATTAAAGAAGCAGATATGGCCTATGAATTTATTATTAACGGAAAAACAGACTAATAGTTATGAGTACCCAAGATCAAAAAAAACAGTCAACAGCAGTTGCTAAACAGTCAGAGATCACGGCGCTGGTCCTTAAAAAAGTAGATGCCTTTCAAAAGTCAGGTGAATTAAAACTTCCTGCAGATTATAGTCCGGAAAACGCCTTAAAGTCGGCTCAACTTATTTTAGGGGAGCAAAAAGACAAGAATGGCAACCCTATATTACAATCTTGTTCTCAAGCAAGTATTGCAAATGCTTTACTTAAAACAGTTGTATGGGGCCTTTCACCCTTAAAAGGTCAAGTCTATTACATTCCTTATGGTGCTACTCTTGAAGCAAGTGTTGCTTACACCGGTAATATCGCAATTGCAAAACGCTATGGCGGTTTAAAATCAATCAAAGCCGTTTGTATTATGAAAGGTGATGATTTTGAGTTTGAAATTGATGCCGCTACCGGTCGCCGTAAAGTAACCAAGCACAAGCAAACTTTAGAAAGTATTGGTGCAGACACCATTCTTGGTGCCTATGCTATTTATGAATTGAATGACGGCACGGTTGACACAGAGATTATGAATATGAGCCAAATACAAGCATCTTGGGAGCAAGGCGCAACCAATGGAAAAAGTCCGGCGCATAAGAAATTCCCTGATCAAATGGCAATAAAAACCGTGATCAATCGCGCGTGTAAATTACTCATTCGCTCATCTGATGATAAAATCCTTTATGATGATGAGGATAAAAACTTGGATTACACCAAAGAGAATGTGCAGCACGAGATTGACGAAAACGCCAATGGTGAGATCCTTGATATTGATGCTGAAGAAGTTCACGAACCAGAGGTTCAAGAAGAAGCAAAACCCGAACCACAAGCCAAGGCAGAAGATACCGCAGAACCCAAAAGAACCTTTTAAAGTATGCAGTTACAAGTTATCGGCTCAGGAAGTCAAGGCAACAGCTATTTATTAAGTAACGATACAGATGTGCTCTTAATTGAGTTAGGAGTTCAATTTAAGCGCATCAAAAAAGCGTTAGATTATGATTTGTCTAAAATAAATGGCGCTTTAGTCTCGCATTCACACGGGGATCACGCTAAAGCAATTAAAGATGCAATTGAGTGTGGCATCAACGTCTATTCCGGAGCCGATACTTTTAAAGCAACAGGCCTTACAAGCCACCGCTTCAAAATTGTTGAACCTAAAAAACCGTATCAAGTAGGCAGTTTTAAAATTATGCCGTTTGAATTGCGTCACGATGTGCCCTGCTTAGGTTTTTTAATCAAACACCCAGAATGCGGTAAAGTTGTTTTCATTACAGATACGTTCTATTCCCCTTGGCGTTTCGCCGGCGTAAACAACTGGATTATTGAAGCCAATTATAGCCAGGAGATCATAGACGGTAAGCAAACCTATGACGATGTGAATATGATGCTGCGCAACCGCGTTATGAGTAGTCACTTAAGCATAGAAAATTGCCTTGATCTACTCAGAAAAAACAACCTCACGCAGACTAATAATATTGTGCTCACGCATTTATCAGACCGTAATAGCGACGAGAAAAAATTCAAACGATTAACAGAAAACCAAACCGGTAAAACAGTGCACGTAGCACGCACCGGACTTAAAATAGATTTCAACCTCAGACCCTTTTAATTATGACTAAGTATAAAGCAAGCGATCTTATCGAGATTGATGATGAATTTGTAGAAAATTTATCTAAGCGATTACAAGACTTAAAGAAAAACGATGATACCGAATTGATCAGCGTTATTGAAGCAGCAAAATTGCTAGGAAATCACCGTCAAACGGTAATACGCTATATCAATTCATATTTATATCCTAACAAATATCCCAGCACCCCAAAATTAAAAGCGGTGAAGATTGGTAACGCCTTCCATATTCTGAAGAAGGATTTTCAAGAGTTCATTAAAAATCCCAAAAACCCACAATACGATGAAGAATAGATTTTTAACCACTAATGAGGGCCTTAACAATACCAAGCGAGACTTGGTGACGCAAGGTTACACCAAGCTTCCGGATTGTGTCGCTGACGAAAACAATACTGCAGATCGCCTCATTATTGACACCGAAAATAAAAATTATTGGATGGTAGATGAGCCTTGTTTTGTGCAATCCGAAAAGCAGATCAAAAGCCAGTATGACCAATCGATTGTTAAAGTAGATGCCACCATAACACTTTCTTAATATGTGCGATTTTTTTACAGCAATTGAAAATCACCCGTGGACGGCCGCAGCAATATCATTTTTTATTCTGTGCGTTTTAGACATAATTTTTAATAAAGATTAAAATGGAATCAACAAACATTCAAGGCACAATAATCCTTATTGACGAGACACAGACTTTCGCAAGCGGATTTAAAAAACGAACGGTAGTCGTTGAGACGAGTGAGCAATACCCTCAGAAAATACCCATAGACTTCATTAAAGACAAATGCGAAATCCTAAATGGCTATATGGAAGGCCAAGATGTAACAATTGGTATAAATCTTAGAGGGAATGAGTACAACGGCAAGTATTATCTAAACGCTCAAGGTTGGAAAATAAACCTATCAGACGAGCAGCCACAATCACAATCTGCAGTTGATAATTACCAAGCGCAGCAAAACAACGCTCCCGAACCACCGGCCGAAGATTTTGAGGATGATGATCACGATGATTTGCCCTTCTGATAATTAACTAAAAACCAATAAGTTATGAATATTAAGTTTAGATTTTGGGAAAAACCAAGCAAAAAATTCATTTATGATATTGACGCACTGAGTAAAAATCCTAGCGTTTTAATATCTAAAATATTCAGTGGTGAGGATAGTCAAATTGTCGCGGAACAGTTTACAGGCTTTCCAGACAAAAACCGTGTTGCTGTTTATGAGGGGGATGTAGTTGTAATACCTTCTATTGAAATAGAATATCAAACTCATACAGGAGACAACATACCTAATGGGTCATACACAGAACCTATTGGATGCACACTTAACTACAATCAAGGTATTATTGTTTTGCAAGATGCAATGTTTCAAATTGATTTTGGTGATCATTTAGCCCCTTTAAATAGGAATATTGAAAATATTTGGGATGAAGAATCTGCTTTACACGCTTTGGACCTAAAAAAAAATAGGGACATTTTTGATTTTGAATATTCACAAGCTAAAGAAGATTTAGATTACTTGCTGTCTGAATCCAAGTATGAAAACTTAGATGAGATGTTTGAGGATTTATCGGGAGTAAAAATAATCGGAAACATTCACGAAAACCCAGAATTAATATAACAATAGTATAATGCCGTTAAGCTCAAAACAAGAACAAGAATACAAATTTAATTGGGAAGTAGATCCTGATTTTTATATCGTGGAGCATTTAACGCTTCCGCGCGTGTACTTCATATTTAGAGAGTTGAGCCCTACTGCGTATCAAGAAATAAAGATCGAACTCAAAAACAATCATATTCATTCACTTGTTAACCTCACCCCAAGCGAACGCAAATTCATAGAAAAAAATTTGCCTTAAATATTATATCAAGTATATACTAATTTATATTTTATTTATATATTTGATGCGGCTAGAGAATTACATAACGATATTTAGGGATAACACCCGAAAAATTGCCCGTACTCTTTCCTTGTCTCTAGCCGATTCAATAAGTACGGGCTTTTTTTTTACCGCTTTAGTAACGAAACCTCGCGATAACAGGTTAATCGCTAATCTTTATTATGTCAGGATTTAAAATTGGAGAACTGTATGACCCTTCCTTTGCGAAGCTTACACCTCAAGAAAGAAAAGACAACCTCGCCGGTATTTGCTATGAAGGCAAGGAAAAAAATTACACCAAAACACTTACTGAAGATGAACTCCTTGATCGAAAGGAAGAATATGCAGAAGTAGGTTTAGAGATTTCAGAAATCAAAGATGAAAAAAAGGATTTTTTGGATGAAATCAAACTGCGCTTAAAGCCAAAAGAAGAACACGCTAAGCAACTTATGACGGCTATTAAATTCCGTTCAGAACAACGTTACGGAATGCTCTACGGCGTAGATGATCAAGAAGCTGGTATGATGTACATATTTGACGAAACCGGCGTATGCGTAGATGCACGAGCACTTACCCGTGAGGAAAGACAAACCCGATTAAAAACCATTAACTCGTAAACACCATGTCGGACGAAAACAAACATTTAGAAAAAGCTGCAGTTGAAAATGAAATTGCACATTTAACAATTCTAAGAGGTGATGCCCCAAAACAGCATAATCCTCAACCGGTTTCAATATCAGGTAATATTGATGCTCCAAGTCTATTTATTGAAGGACGTAAAAATGATTTTGCTAATAGCCAGCGCCATTGTATGGTTTCCAAAACAGACGGAACCATAGTCCTGCATCTTAATGAACAATCAGTGGTAGATAAATACACTGTTTCCGGTAAGATTGAAATAGGTAAAAAGTTTGAAGCTTTAGGTATCAATTCTGAAAAAGGTTACAATCCGGAAGAACTTGCTAATAAGCTGAAGCTTTTACGTTCAATTTTCGCAAAAAAAATGGAACACGCCACCATTTGCGCTACACTTCGTAATCTAAAAGCGGATATCAATAGAACCATAGAGCAATTAGATGATAGACGTGGCAATGTGAGTGATAATTTCAAACAGACCGTTGAAAGTAATATGCCGGATGCAATCACTTTAAAGTTACCACTACTTGAAGGGGAAGATCCTGTAGAATTTGAAGTTAATGTTATTCTCGAAGCAAATGGCTCTAACCAAATTGTTTGCTACTTAGAAAGCATTGATGCTTCAGAAATGATCGAAGAACTTTTTGCTCAGCGAGTTGAAGAAGAAGTAGATAAGATCAAAGAATTTGTGACAGTAATCTATCACTAAAATCAAGGTCCTGTACCCCTAGCAGGGCCTTATTTATTTCTACACTTATGAACACCCTCACCACCACATTAGAAATCGCGCGGCTGGGTAATAAAACCCACGCAGAAGTATTGCGCTATCTACGGGAAGCACAAGAGGCTATTCCCGGGCGTAAATACAACCATTTATGGAACATAAGCCGGTATAAAAATGCGGCCGGTGTACGGTGTATTATGTATCGCGTCACAAAAAAAGGATGGCTCCTGTTATCAAAACATTTTGACGCCAATACAAGGCTGCAAATGATAGATAAATGCACCGAAGAAGATAACACCCTACAAGATCAATTACGCACCCAAAAAATACTTGCAGAACGCGCCTGGGATGCCGCAGATCGAAACGATTTATATAAACGATTATGAGTAAAAGATTTATTGATAACAGCATACTTCCTAAATCTTTCCGCAAGCTTAATCCAAGCTTAAAGCTAGCTTGGTATTACATCTGGAACAATTGTGATCCTGCAGGAGTTTGGGAAATTGATGAGGACTTGTTTGAGTTTGAAAATGGCTTTGATTTAGACTTAGAAAATCTTGAAAAAAACCTCGGTGATCTTTTAGAAATTTCGCACGAAAAAGAATTGATTTTGATTAAAGATTTTATTGCCATCAATCAATGCGACCTTCAAAAATTGAACAGCGATTATAACCCTCATAAGCCTGTTTTTAGAGCATTATTAAAAAACGATGTTAAGCTTAATCCAAGCTTGAATCAAGCTTCACTGAAGCTTGTGGTAGGAGTTGTGGTTGGAGTAGAAGTAGAAGATAAAGAAAAAGGGGGTGTGGGGGAAAAAACAGAAAAATCAAAACCAAAAAAAATTAAAATACCAACCGAAGAAGAATTTATAGAGTATGCCTTCGCTAACGAAGTGCAAGCAGATGAATCAAAAGTCAGACTTAAATACCGGGCTTGGCAAGAAGCAGGATGGAAGTCTGGTAAAAAGCTAACCCCGATTAAAAACTGGAAAACAACCTTACTCAACACTTTGCCTTATTTAAAATCAGATCGCAATGGAAAATCAGAACCAACAATTAACCGTCAGTCAGCAGAAACTATCAAACAGAATAGCCAAGGCTGGTAGTTTGACTGAAGTGGCTTTTGCTAGAAAAGTTATTGATTTTGATAAAGTCAAGAATATACCTCTTGATCAGTTAGGAGGTCTGCTCGGGATGGTTTTTGTAAAAGCCGCAAACCTTACCGGTTTGAAAGACCCTATTAGCGATATCAACAAACAAGATATCAAGGAAATGATTTTGGTTCGTTTTAAAAACATTTCCATTGAAGAAATTGATTATGCTTTTAAGCTTGAGCGATACGGTGTTTATGGTGAACGCATACAACACTTTCAGCTTTTTAATGCAGAATACGTTTCAAAAGTATTGGATCAATATAAAAAATGGCTACTAAAAACCCGTCAGGATAATAATATTTCCATTTCAAAACCTGTAACCAACCAACTTCCGGAATTAACCGAAAGCCAAAAGCGTGAAATCATTTTAAACGGACTTCGTGCTGCGCATCAAGAATATCAAGACACACAAAGCATTGCTCCCGGACGCATTTACCTCTACGATTTTTTAGACGAGCACGGGATTATGCCCACAGACCTAAAAGTGAAAGAGCGTGTTAAAGCACTTGCTGAAAAACGCTTGCTTGAACGTCAAAAAGCAGCGTTAACACAGGTAGAACGTGCCTTGTATGATATCACGGTTAACGGTAAACCTTCAAAAAAAGTAGTGCTTGCTTGTAAAGAAATAAGCCTTGAACGCTTATTCAAAGAGTACAAAAATGTAGATCAAATCATTAATAAAATCAAGTAGGATGAACTTAAAAGAGACAATACAATACTATAAAAAACAGCGTGAAGAATATGCTACTAAGCTTTCTGAAATAACCGATGAAATAGCTGTTTTATGCAATAAAACCCAGCCAGATATAGATGATTTGTTTGCAACACCTGCTTCATTTTTTACGGTCTATGAACATATAGGAGATTATGAATTTATTCTAGGTGGTGATGGTCGTTCTGCCCCGTGGAGCGAAATGCGAGAAGGTAAAATATGCGAAGTGACAATCAATGAAGATGTGTTTTTATCAGAAAGGCAATTGAAAATTCTCAAATCTTACATTCAAGAAAAATATCATTTTGATCATTTAATAATCAAGTAGTGCTTATGAAAGCCAGACTATTAAGAAAACTGCTCAACGACACCGGCTATTCAATATCTAATAACGAGGGGTATATCGCGGTAGGATCTCCAATGTGCCACGATTTAATCAAGGTAGATAAGGAAACTTTAAAAGTGAAATACTCGCTTGATACGTGGAATAAAGGCCGTGCGTATTTAGAGCAAAGAGGAAATGAAGAACTGCTATTTATTTGGGATAAGCTGCACGAATTGATTGTATCAGGAGCGATTAAAGAAATCATAGAAGGTCGCGATCATATAGAAAATCCACTTCCTGTTTTTACAGTATATCAAGGAAAGTTAGTTGAGAGTGTGACCGATGAATATGGATGGCCAAATACTGATGATAACGGAATTTGTATGTATGAAAACACACACTTTCCTACGGCAAAAGAAGCGTTAGAAAAAGGGCTGAGTGACAGTAAGGGAGGTGTTGAAAATATGAAAGAAATTGTTGAGGATAGAAAACGTGATTTGCAAAAAGCAAAAGACCGAATGAAAATGTATGAGGACCGAGTACAACATCTTACTAACGAATTAAAATCACTTGAATAATGGCCTCAGAATTTAAAAACACCGAACCAGTCGCTCCGGAAGATAAGCCAAAAGATATCCTTGTTGTGGGCTGCGGAAATCACGGTAATTTAGCTGCATTACATGCACTGGCTGCTAAGCGTGGTTTAAGTATTGTCACCGCAGAAAATATTAACGACTTAGATGTTGATGCTTTACAAGATATGTTTAACAAACTTAAAGATCAACCACCACCGATACCTAGTTTTTTAGAAGATTTGACTCCTACTTTAATGACCATACCGCGTGAATTTAGACCTACAAGAATTAAAGAAACAAGACGCGAGAGACGCGCCAAAAAACGTAAAAACAGATAGTAATGGTAAAATATTTTGTCTTTTATATTATGGCATTAAGTATGCTTTTGGCGTGTGAAAATAGACCGATGCACGTGGTAAAATATAGAATCAGTGTAGAATATTTTAATGGTGAAAAAGACACTGTACTTTATTCTTATCCAGCTTACCCAAACATTTTTTATAATAAAGATGGTTGTCTCAAACAAACATTTGTTACTGGTAGCGTAAATACCTTAAAATGTGGCGTGAGAGATTTTAAAATATTACAAATAGACACTATTAAATAACAGATAATTTATGAGAACCGAGGGAAACGTATCTAAAGTAGCAATTTGCCCCAAATGCAAGGGCTTTACTTTAGCTTGTCACGTAGATTGCTTAGACGAGGAAACCGAAAAAGAATTTACCGACTTAACCAATGAAGGTTTTGAGGTGAAATTAGAAACGATTAAAGAAACGCAAGCAAGAGAATATGGCGCATATTCAGATTGCTCTAAAGGGAAATGCAATGAGTAATAAACTAACATCATTAAGCGAGAGAGTGGAATGCGACTATCAGAAGTATAAATATGGTATGTGTGAAGCAGGCGCTTTAGAATCAATAGCAGGTTACAACAACTTTCTAAAACAACCTTTAACCCTTGGAATGTTTGTGCCTTGTGATGATGAAGGGAATGTTTTAGATGATTCTTTTTCAGGCGAGCCTGTATTAGCAGATTACAAAATCGAAAGATTTAATACTGAAACAGGAGCCACTTATGACGATGGTTATGATTACCAAGAATTTGAACTTCACAATAAATATTATGAAATCTACCAACAAGCAGAAGAAAAAGTGTTGTTTAAAGGGTTTTATATCCATCACGGCGAATTGTACTATCCTAATCAAGTACATTTTGAAACTGCTTTATTTGGTCAAGATTGGTTTAATATAGAACACCTACTTCAAAATGCTTATCAACCAATTAAACTAACCGACTACGGTGCGATTTGTGCCGGGATTAAATAAAGAAAATTATGAGTTTACAATATTCAATCAAACGGCAAAAAGATATTGAAGATGTGAAAAAAGCGATAGCGTCTGCACTTAATGATAATGTGGTAAGTGATTTAGTCGTTCTTAAATTCCCTAGATGGTCAATTTATTATAGTGACGGCACTTCTTCTCAAAGTTTTGATTTTAACGCCATTGATGCTGGCATTATACATAAATTCCTTAGAGTAAATTATATTGAAAAGCAATAACTTATGAGAAATCAAGACTTTAAAGTTCAAGGATTTTTAAAAGGAAAAAGAGAGATTGAAAAAAGCACAGTTAATTCTAGTGGACTTGAACACGTTTTTAATGGTTTAAAACTTGACGAAATCCAATTACAAGCGACTATTAAAAGCAAAAAAGATGTTGAAAATCTAATATTATTCTTGCAAGAATCTAAACCTTGTTTTATGTAAATGCACCCTCATACGAATTATAACACCAATAGGCGATAAAACTAATTATCGCCTTTTTAGTATATATTATTGGTTCATTTTGTTAACCAATTTTTGGTACTCTACAATCGTCTCGGGATCTAGCACATTCATATCTACCATTTGCGAGAATACGCGATCATTCTCAGGGCTTCCGTCAAATACATTGCCGTAGTACCTAGCGATTTTAAGCGCGCGTGCTTCACGATCAGACTCAAAAGCAAGTCCTATTACATAGCGATCTACATCTTTGTACTTGAATAAGCTTTTTAGCTTGCTTTCAATCTTTTTGGCTTCCTTCTCAGTAGGTTTCATTTCCTGTAATTTCTCCAAGAAAACAGGTATGCTTACTTTGTTGTTGTAAAGGTCCTTGGTCAATTCTTCTAAATCCACCTCACGATAATCATTCACTGTTTTAATCTCTTTAAGATCATCTTCTACCGGCCGCAGTCGGTTTATTTGTCTATTAAAATCGCTGGTATGGCTTATCACGCGTTTATCAAACGAACTCAACATATCTTTTCCTACTTTGCCGGCCATATCCTTCAAGGTCTTATCTTCTGAAGCAATACCATCTGCACCGGCATATAGCACGCCAATAAAAGGATTGGTACGTGGTGTAGTGATCAAAGATTCCACAGCGCCTTTTAAGCGTGCCGGAGATAAACGGTATTCGCGGCCAATCTCTTTATAAAAATCGTCTACATTTTTATCCTGAGCGCCTTCCATTACCGGATTATCTTGATTTTGATCAAAGGTTAAAGGTTGATCTCGGTAAAAATCGTGACCAGTACCATAAGTAAATCCAGCTTTAATAACAGGCGTCTTAGTTAAATTCCCCGTGATCGGTTTTTCAAGATCAAAAGGAATAATGTTGTTTTGAATAGCGGTCCAGGCTTCGGCATAATTCACATTGCTATCCTTACGTTTTACACCGGCGATATCAGAAACCCATTGCGTGTACACATTATCAGCTATGTTGAGCACCGGTGCAAGCTGCTGGTTTTTTGCAATTTTCCATACGCGATATTCCCCATTCTCATCTTTGGTACCATCTACAATATTAAAATACTGTATGCGTTGGTATTGACTAACACCTTCCATTGCTTCTAACCAAATCTCGTAAGCAGATTTTTCTTCCTCATCATCTTTGTTAGCTTTAATCAAAGCAAGCGAACCTAATACAGATGCACCGCTTAACATTACCGCTGATTGCATTACTTTAAAGAATATTTTATCAGGGTTTTTCTGAAAGGCATCTGCAGCAACACGCGTACCTTGTACCGCCGTATTGATATACGGAATAAAAGCTTCGGCATCTTTAGTATAACTACCGCCTTGATTAAAGTCAAGCAAGCTACGTGCCTCAGCAACCGCACGCATATAGATTTGGTCTTTTTCTGCTTGGGTTTTAACCGCATTCATAGATTTGAGTCCGCGCGCATCTAATTCGTTCTTAATAGTACGTTGAAACAACGCCATTCTAAACATCACCTCACTATATTCTGAAAGCTTTCTTAGCGTAACCGCTTTAAAAATGGTTCCGGCGATGTTTTTCACCCGTGGCGTAAGTAGCTTGTCAATAGTCTTAGCAAGTCTGGTATTTTGCTTTAAGCGGCCTTGTGTGCTTAAAAACGCCATATCACCGCCATAATAAATGTATTTATCTAGCAAACTGCCATCTGCACCAAAACTGCCATTAGAACGCTTGATTTCGCGTATTGCTTTAAACGTATCTTTAGCCACTTGATACATCGCTTTTGGAACGATCGAACTGTATTGATCGCTGAAAACTACGTTGAAAATGTAGTCACGCGGTGTGTTGACTAAAGCAAATGCCGGGTTATTACCGGTCGCTATACCTTTAAGTAATGAAGCGCCCATAGCATATCCAAGAAACTCTTTAGCTTTAGCATTTAAAAATCCAGGTATATTGTCAAACCACGCATCATGTAAGTTTTCTTCAATAAAGAACTCGTGACGCACACCGTTTTCATAATAATACGCCTTTTTAAAATTGGCCGGTGTCTTGTCATATTTACGCGTATAGATGTATTCAGGCTCCATCCCGTCAATTACCTCTTGCTCCGTATTCTTTTTCTGCTTGATAATAGGATTATCCTTGATCTTACTATTGAGCTCCGTAAAATACGTGTAAAAGCGCTCATCTTCGCGGCTCCACTTCTTGCGGTTTTTGATATCCTTTTTTAATTCTTGATAGCGTTTTTTTGCAGCAGGAAATTCCTTAGTCATAAATACCTTGTTTACGGTATTCATTGCCATTGCGCGTTGTCTTGCTACAATAGAAGTTGCAAGCAACCATTCAGAATTACGTACCAAAACGCCGCTGCTTCCTTCTCCCAGCGCTTTGATCTGGTCTTGTGATAAACCGCCGGTATCGCTTTTCTCGCTTTGCGCTGCTCCTAATGAAACATTGCCTTCAAAATCAGTAATATGCTGCAAGAATAATCGCGGTTGATAATCAAGACCGTCAAGACTTTCAAAAACAGCATCGCTAATCAAACCGTTCTTACGCATTTCTTCAAGTAAAGTGTGGTAAGTTTTGAAGTAAATAGCTGCGCGCTTCTCAATATCTGCAAATTTCTCATCACCTAGTTTTACCTTAACGTGGTTCAAATATTTTTGCGCCATTTTACCGTTAATAAATCCCGGGTGTGTTACCGGTGGAAGTCCTTTTTCTGTACGGTTCTTATCAATAGCAATAAAGCGTTTAAGCTGAATGATTTTATCAAGCATTGCACGATCTGCATTGCTCATAGGTTTCCAAGTGTACTTATAACCTTGTAAACCTTGTTGATTGTAGTAAAGGTTGTCTGAATATATCTGATAAAATGCCTTATCAAAGATGCGTTTAGCCTTTCCGGAAGCCCCGTGGCTATTGATCATTGCATCTTTAGTCTGCTGGGCACCCACTTCATCAACCAACTTTTTAGAAATGAATTGGCGATCACTTACTTTTTGAATGAATTTACGAATGAGGGATTGGCGCTTTTTCTTAGCAGGTTGTTTATTCTCCAAAGCTTTATCAGCTTCTTCAAATTCCTTTTCTATATAGTCAAAGGTTTGCTCATCGCTCATATTTTCTTGAACAACGGCACGTTTTACAAGATCAGCATTTACCTCGCGCTGTTCTTTTTTAGATAAACCTTTGTACCAATCAGTAGCTTTGATATAATCAAGCGCTTCTTTAATGGCTTGGCTTGCACTTTTACCGGCGGTGTATGCGGTGCGTACAATTTTAATGGCTCCTTGCGCAACGGCCACCGGAAGGTTGATTCCTAAAGTGCCTTTGCTAAAATCATCAAGATCCTGACTTTGTTTATTAAGCCATTTTAGGAAGGCATCGTCTGACTGCCCGGATTCTTCTTCTCCTTGCGGTCTTGAACGTTCTTGAATGCTTGCAGGGCTGCTCTCTGATTCTGGCTTAGTTTGCCTGTTTCCTTCAATTTCTGCTTCAATGCGCTGGTCTTGGGTGCCGTATTGTCCTTCATAATATTCGATTTGTTCTTCGTAAGTGAGTTGTTCTAAATAGGTATCTTCTGCTACTTGTGATTCATATGCAGTAAGTTGTGCCTCTGATAGCGTGCCTAAATATTGATAAAGTTCTTCTTCATTTTGACGTGCATTTGCTTCTTCTTGTAAAGCTACAATTTCATTTTGTACCTCAGAAACACTTTGCTTGGCTTGAAGTATAGCAATGATTTCATTACGTACTTCATTTACATCAAGGTCAAGATCAGACTCTGCAACAATACCTTCTGCAGCACGTTCTATGCTTGGTAAGTCTGTGTCTTTATTAAAACCTGCTGCCCATTTAACTTCTACTTGGGTATATCCTGTTTCTTTAGTCGCGGAAGCAAGGCTTATGTTACCGCCACGAGCAAAGTAATCTAAAGCGGCTTCATACGCATTGGTAGGTGTGTAATTGTCAATTGCGACATTGGTCTTTGCTTTTGCTTCTTCGCGCAATTGGTTTTCGGTCTTTTGGCCTATGGCCTCATTAGCGATACGCGAGTAGTTTGCATTTCGAACCATTGTTTTTTTGCCAGTACGCTTATTAGTACGCTCGGTGAATTTTGGAATTTCTCTACCGTCTTTTACGCTGATCACTCGGGTAACTTCACCATCAGTGTCAAGTTCTACATCAAATTCCCCTTTTACACCTTTTGGGTTGACGCGTTTGGTAGTGGTTTGAGCTTCTGTTGTACTTGGCTCAGACTCAACGGTGGGTTGTACGTCTTGGTTTTCTGTGGTGTTATTGTCTTGTGAAGGCTCAGGTCGAACATCTTCATCAATTGCAGGATCTTGTGCCGGTGTACTTTCATTAGAATATTCTATTTGATTTTCATTAAAAACAACATAATTTTTCTTGCCGTTTACTGTGTAAACAATACCATCATATCCTGCATCTTGAATAGCTTGACTAAGTTCACCTTTATCAGAATAAGTTTCTTCTAAGTTTCCATATTCTTCTGAGGCAATATCAATAGGGTTGTTTACCGTGATAGAAACCTCCATTACTCTACCTGATTCAGCAGGAAGATTATTATTAATATTTGCATTCTTTCGGTAGCCGTCAGCACGTTCTTTAGACTCTGTGAAGTAAACACCTTTTCCTAAATCTTGCTGCCCAAATCCTTTAGATTCACTGTTGAAATCAAACCTATCAAAGTCGCCTGATGTGCCGTGGTATACTTTTATTTTTTTACTTTTTTGATCTTGCGCAGGTAATACCTCTGGCTGCGTTTCTTCTGTGGTTGTCTCTTGGGTTTCGGCATTGGTTTCTGTATTTTGATTTTCAAATAGGCTTACTGCGCGCGCGGTAATTTCTTGATCGCTGATCTCGTATTCTTCAACGCCTTGGGCTTCATACTCGGCCATCAACTCACGTTGTGCTTGATCTTTTAAGGCTTGTTGTTCTTCCGCAGGAAGTACGCTCAAAAAGTTTTGCTCACGCTCTAATAAAATACCTTGACGTTGCTCATCTAGTTTCTCGATTTTAGCAGCATTTTCTTCAATCAATTGCTTGCGTACATCATCACTTAAATTTGATTCTTCGTTTAAGCGCTGTGTCTCTTGGCGTAGTTTGTACTTTTGATTTTCAATATCAAGGATTTCCTGTTTTTGCTCATAAGTGAGTTCGTCTATATCTGCAATCGACTTGTCAAGGATATTCTTGTTTTGCAGGATTAACGCATCGCGCTTGGCTGCGATTTTAGTAGCAACTTCCGGTGACAATTCTGAGTTCAACTGCTCATTAAACTGCTTGATCTTAGCAAGATTTTCACCTATTTTCTGATTGTTGTCTTTAGTAGAAAACGACTTTGCAATACCGCTAAAAATACCAGGTGCTTGATAAATTACACCACTCATAAACGCACCACTTATAAACGATTCCCCAACGCCTTGCATTAAATCAATATCCTTACCTAAATAATATTTATCAGCTAAATTTTGCGAGAATTGCGCAATTGCTTCTGTTCCTCCTTCTTCTGTAACACGCTGTATATATTCTGGAACCTGCCTTTTAAGATATTTTGAAGCAGATTCTTTAAGTTGATCTCTACCAATGGTTTGAAATACACGCTTGGCTTGCCTGATCTGACCTAATGAAATACGCTCACTACCGGCCTCAAATACAAATGCACCCATTGCCGATAAATATTTTTGTGCTTCGGTATAGTTAACGGCGCCTAGGCTATTCTTTTCTTCCTCGGTCATTTCATTAAACTTGGCACCTCCGGCACTTGCTCCTAAAACTGCAAGCGAACTACTGCCGCCGGTTGAAGCCATAACAATAGTGTTAGGTGTCTGCTCTGCAACAAGATCCATTGCCCATTCCGTAAAATCTTCAGCGCTTTGCAAGTTGCTTAAATCTCTTGGCCGTCGTAGAGTTTCCTTTTCAGCAGCAATACCTTCACGTATATTCTTCATCATTGCGTCAAAAGCAATACTGGTTTCTGTGCCTTCCGGAAGTACATTATCAAGTAAAGGAAGCGTAGAAAATCGATATCCAAATTCAATAAGGTTTGCAGACATTTCCTCTGTTGCATTTCCAAACTTGCTAAGCATATTATAAACCTTGCCATAATTACGCTTAAACAAGTCGATCTCATTCTGCGTTGAAAGTAAATCCTCATTCGTTTCATTCAGCGTTTCATTGCGCTTGATGATTTGATCAACTAAGGCATTACGCTGTGCTACCAACTTTTGATTATTAGCGTAGTATTCCTCAGTATATTCTTGGTCTTTACTATGATTTGCTTTGATGCTTTCTAATTGCGCGTCTAAGGCTTCAACTTGCTTATAAGCATCTTCATTCTCTAAAAGAATACGTTTTGACTGATTGGTAAGTTTTTCACTTTTAATATTGAAATGTTCATTCAATATCTGCTGCGTTTCTGCGCTGCGCGATTCGATAAATTCTTCGGTTTTATTATCGATCTTTTGCTGTGCCAATTCACGGGTGCGCTCTTGCATCACACGCTCATTTACTTGCTCTGGGCTCACCTCATTTACATCAATTTCTTGATCCCGCGCGATGGCCTCTGCAGATTTACGGCGCAGTTTTGCATTAGGATCTTGATAATTGTAAGTAGGTAAAAAAGGATTGGCTTGAGAAGCTACGGAATACGCTTGCTTCATACGGTCAAAAAAGCCAAAATTCATAGTGCTTTCTTGCTCAACTGTCTGTGCTATTTCTTGCTCATCTTCCGGGGTGAGTTGCTTCGCGGCATCATATTCTGATAATAGCGTTTGAAGCTTTTCATTTTGCTGAATTTCTACCGGTGGTGTAGTAGCCAATGAACCATCCTTTTTCGCCGGTTCTTGGGTCGTGGTTTCCAAACCCGATACAGGTTTTGGAGCAGTAGCAGTAGTTTTGTAAGGTTCTTTTTTTTTTACACTAAAATCTATTTGCTCTTTGTATTGAGGATATTTAGCCGTGATTTTATCAATAAGTTGACCATCTTCAATATCTGCGTATTGAGGATATTTCGTTTTAATTTTAGCCGCAAAATCTGCAGGGCTTAATTTTTTGCCAGGGTCTGTATTTTGATTTTGCATTTTATATAAATAAAAATTATATCTAATACAAAAATAATAGAATTATAGTATTACTATTACTATAATTAGTATAAACTAAAGATTAGTTTTGATAAACTATTTAAAAAATGAATTATAATTATGGAAAAAATTGTATTGATTTCATTGCCTATGTCTGAATTCCAAGCAATCATAGTTGATTGTGTAAAAGCTTGCATACAGCATCAACCCAAAAATTCAGACAAGCCAGCTGAGCAGATAATGACTAGGGATGAGGTTTGTGATTTATTACAGATTACAAAGTCAACCCTTTGGAAACGTACGAAAAGCGGTAAGCTTAAGGCTTACGGACAAGGAAGGCGAGTGTATTATAAACGTAGCGAGGTACTTGAATCATTAACCCCATTAAAAAATGGAATATAAAAAATGTGGAAAGTGTAATCTGTCTTATCCAAAGACAAAAGAATTTTTTTATATAAAGAAGATAAAGCAAGAAAACGCTAAAGGCGAATTGAAAATATATAATTCTTTCAGAAGCTTTTGTAAATCTTGCCTCATAAAAACAGGAGAGTTAAATAGAATAAAAAAAAGATGTATAGAATTGGAATGTGATATTTCAGAATATCGTCAAAAATGGAAAGATCAATATTCTAAAACCAGAACTAAAATCAAACTGAAATCAGATAAAGATACCGTTTCAAAATTTCATTCTAGAAACTTAACAGACTATTACATATCGAATTTATTGAGAAAGAATAAAAATTCAATTCCAAAAGGGATGATTGAAACAAAAAGATTAATAATAAAACTTAAAAGAGAATTAAAAAATGGAAGCTAAAAGAGATTTGAATTTTGAAGTAAATAACTCTAAGCAATTAAACCAAATGCTTACAGGTGTTTTAATGGATGTAAGACGTGGTAATCTAGATCACGATACAGTAAAAAGTATAACTTTAATTGCTGATAAAATTAACAAGAATAACGTAAATGATTTGGAGTATAAAAAAATAACAAAGCATAAAAAAGATTTATCGTTTTTTGAAGAAAAGACAAACTTATAAAAAAGTGCTAATCTGTTTTATTCAAATATTCCTAGTGGATCATTAGTTTGGGTAGTGTTATTTTGAACTCCTACGCGCTGTTTTATCGCTTCAATACCGCCTAGTTGTTGTGCAACACTTGCTTCATCTTCTTTAGGTATGCGTACTACTTTACGCTTGTTTTGAGCTCCGGTAGAAAGTCGATTTAATTCCATATTATAGCCTTGTATCTTATCGTCAAATTTTTTAGCTTCTTCGGTATTCCCGGCTTCTTCTAATACGTCCTGAGATTTTTGCGCTTGTGCGAGCTGTTCTAGTATGCTTGCTTCTTTCGCTTTATACGTAGAGCTTTTTATGTCTTGATAAACCACATCTACAAGCATATTGCCATTGGCATCATAAGTCACGTTTTGCACATTGGCATCGGTAATGGTATTTTCTCCGTCACGTATGGCGCTTAACTTAACGCCGTTTACACCTACACTTTTTGCATTAGGCGCAATTGTACTATAAGCATCACCCCAAACTTCTTGTGAAGGATTTACCGGCTCGGTGATCACAGCATTAGGATTATCACCACTAGCAAGTCGATTCTCACGCATACGCGATGTTTGCCCACTAGCATCAAGGGTTTCCTTGCGCATATAATCAGTATAAGACATTGCTTGTTTGACAAAACTATCTTCAACCTGCAGCAAGTCTTGTGCAGTGGGGTTTTGATAATTCAATCCGGATTCTCTTAGCGCGCTTTTTGCTACTTCGGTAGCGCCACCATTAGCATCATAAAACAGTTTTTGTGCGGCTGTGCGAATACCATCAAGGTTTGCAGATTTTTCTTGAATGCTACCAAAACCGCCATTAGTTACTTCGGTCTTATCTGTGGTGCCTATACGCTTGGCAACATCTTCTGCCATCGTATCAATATTGTATTTTTTCTGCCAGTCAAAAAGCGGCATACCTTGACTAATTTGATCAAAGGTTTGTGCACCTATCAAATCGTTTTGGCCATCCCCATTCTTATCTACAAAAGCAATAACAGGATTAGCCATATCATCAAGGCCAATTTCATAGCTTTTAAAACCACCTTGAAATGCTTTATCAAGTTCCGGCTGATCATACGCATTGCCATTTTGCTTGGCTTCTTGATAGGCATTCCATTCTGCGGTGTATTTATCTGTAACGGTTTTAAAACGCTCAGGAAGTTGATTAAGATTATCTAAGCGAAGGCGTGCTTTGATCTTTTCTTCTTGCGAAGCATTGGGGTTTTCTAAAATCTGAAGGTTAGGCAAATATTGTTCACGCGCTTGGCTTAATCCACGGGCAAGCACTTCATTTAAAGACGCACTACCCGTATCATACATTTGCCCGGGTTTTACCCATTTATCATAAAGTTCTGATTGTGCTTTTTTACGCGCTTGCTCCCGTTGATACTGAATATTTTCATCAATACGATTCTCAGTTCGGCGTCTTGCCGCATCACTATTCCAATACTGAACATCACGCGATAAGCCCTGAGTAGGCTGTAAACGCTGCAATGCTGCAAAATTACCTTGCTGTGCCATTTTCTATAATCAAAATCTATACTAAATACAAATTTAATAGAAAATTAATAGCATTATAATTATATCTAGTATAAATTAAAGATTAGTTTAGTGGCGGTTTAACGGTCAGGGTATATGCTTCGTGGAGGCGTAGCCTACACAGGAGAAGCATTGGCTACGCATCTATGGAGTATATATTTTGTTAGATGTAGTTGACTTAGCGTAAGTCTTTAAATAGCAAATACACATATTGATTGTCGATGTGTAGACATACCCTGACCGTTAGAGGCAATCGAGCAAGCGAAGGAATTTAAAATTAATAATATGAATGCAGATATTGAGGGTGCTTTAACCCAATTAGACAGAAGTTATAAAGCCTTTACTCATAAAGGTAAGCCTATGACTAAATTACAAGTTAAAAAGGTTTTAGAATATGGGTTAAAGCAAGGCTATGAACACACCGGACAATTAACGGACAATGAGGTTGACCAAATTTTAAAAGCGTAGCAATACGTGCCTTTAGGACATTTTTCCTAACGTTAAAATATATGATTAGTAGACGTAAATAAGCGATTGCCTATCGAATTAAAACTGAATTATTAAACACTTAATAGCCTTTAAATTAAGCACAACACAGGCTATTAATTATATATAGTGTTGTGCATAGTACGGTATGGAATTACAAAAATTTTTAATAGAAGCACTACAAAAACGCTTTAGTGCAAACGCAACTGTTAAAGCTATTGAAAAGCAAATAACGGAAATAGCTGAACAAACCACTTTAAAAAAGTACAAAGATAATATACTTTTTGCCGATGGATTAGAATTTGAATTAGGTGATGTAAACGCACAACTATCTCATTGGCGAGATTCTTTAACCTTGGATAAGGTTGATTTGAGATTAGCATACTTCTGCACTTCTAAACTACCAAAAGCAAAAAGAGAAAGGCTTAAAGAGGTTAAAGACAAGTACAAAGAAAAAAAGTATATGGAATGGAATAACTACAAGGTTGCAATATGGCACGAATTAAGATACACCATTGATATTGAAAGCGTTTTGTCTGGTAATATCAATTTACAAATCGAGTTGTAGTATTATGCACAACGGGCGGTGTGTAAGGCTTGTGGATGCGTAGCATACACGTAAAAGCCGATTGAGCTACGCATCTATAAGCTTTACATTTTGTTAGCTATCTGTAGCCAATCGAATTATAAATGAATTGAACAAATATTAACCGACGATTGCCGATGCGTGGCCATACACCGCCCGTTAGCCTACAATAAGCAATCTTTTAAACTATTAAAAATCATCACTATGGATGCTTCAGAGAAAGAACAAAGAATACATAATGCACATTGTTACAATACCTATATGTGGCGTATTCTCAACCAAAAGAAACCAATTACAGACTATCAAATTGATACGTTAAAGCAGTATGCAAATGAAGCCAGACTTTGCTTAAAACCTTTGGTGGAGAATTGATTTTTACTGGTTTGATTGCGTGCCCTCGATGGGCTATTGTAGGCTAACGGAATTGTATAACAAAAGTTACGTGAAAAAAATTATTGTATTTGTTTGGTATGTATAAAGTATTTACTATCTTTGACAAGTAAACAATTAAAAACAGATATTATGTACTTACAAAATTTTAAAAAATTAGTTGATTTAATAACTAAACAAATAGGTTGGACTATTAGCAATAGAGAATGCGCAAAAGATTTACTTTCTTTTTATCCTGAATGTGATTATAAGGAATTAAAAAAAGTTGACTTTACTGAAAAAGGAATATTAAACGCTAAACTAATTTTTTAAAATGACTAAAAAAGTAACAATTACAATAACTGACGAAATGCACCAAAAGGGTAATGACTTATCTGTTTTGGTGCTTGGAGTTGAGAACTTTAGTGGGCTGATAAGCTATATGATAAACAAACTTCATCAAGAAACGAATAGTAAGTAATTTTTGTTATACGTTGTTGTATGGCGAAGTGAACAGTAAAAAATTGAATTGATGCAGAAACCAGCGGGATTACCACTAATGTATTAGAAACCTTAAAAAGTAAGAGTGTCCAAAGCTCGTTAATACTTCCCACCGAGGTGTGAAAGCAACCCGAACGGAATATCGGTTAAGTGGGCTGCATCAATTTTTTATTGCACACAACTACTATATATGCAAACCCATCACTAACACCAATAAAATTAACACGTCAATTATGAATACTCGAAAATGGTTAACTAAGTATTCGAGAGATTGTGAGTTAAAATACAACTCACCAAGCACCCGTAAGACTTACACAGCTTGTGTGAAAAAGTTTCTTGTGCATTTTAAAAATGAGGTTGAACCAAAGGCTATCAATTCTTAGCTCAGGTAAATCCACCTATCTAACCTTTACTATAATACACCGTTATTTGATTGAACAATACTGTAACATTTATTTTTTTTAAGTACTAATGGTGTAGATTAAAATTTCTTTTGTATGTTTGAAATGCGAAACATACAGTTGATTGAGTATTTCAATCTTTTTTTTACCGAATATTTAGGCTACAATACAGGCGTAGTCTCTCTCGATTCCATTTGCTCGTCAACTGGTGTGTTTCGCAACTTAGAGGGAGCTACGCTCTTATTGTTTAATTTAATTTTTTTCTAATGCGAAACACAGAAAAGAAAACCAGTAAACGCAATTCTCAAATTGCAAATCAATTATTTGTTAAAGCCAATTCGCAAGTTTTACATGACAAGCTTTCTGAATTTTATGAGCAAGCAGATATTAGTGATCATTTAAAAGCGCATCATCAACTAGTTAATTATGTGCTTTCTAAACAAAGCAGTTTTAAGCCGAAAACTGCTTCTCAAATTGTCAATAGCCTACAACAACAAATCACGCTCATTGCTTCTTTAAAAGAGTTGTTGACTCACCAAACTACATTGTCTAATCTTAATACAAATGCGCTATGAGAAATTTAGTTTTAGACAACGGTAAAATAACCAGTTTACAAATTTCAGAAGTAACAGGTAAAAATCACGGTCATTTAATGCGTGATATTCGCAAGATGGAAGAAACTTGGGTTAATTTAGGTCAATCCAAATTTGGATTGACCTCTTATATTGATTCTCAGAATCGTGCAAAACCAATGTATCAACTTTCAAAAACCGAAAGTTTATATATTGCTACAAAGTTTAATGATGAAGCTCGTGCAAAGTTGATATTGCGATGGGAAGAACTTGAAAAAGCACAAAGTAAACCTATGAGCACCCTTGATATTATGGAACAATCCATACGTATGATGCGTGAAAATCAGGAGGCTTTAGCAGAAGTAAGACGTGAAGTAGGGGAACTTAAAGCTAAAACAAGTACACGCCCGGAATATTTTACAGTAGTAGGATATGGCAATCTTAACGGGGTGTCTGTAAACATTAAACTAGCAAGCCGTCTAGGACGTGCAGCTTCAAAATTATGTAAAGAGAAAGGATTGCTAACTGATGAAATACCGGATCCTCGTTTTGGTAAAGTCAAGATGTACCCTGCTCAAATATTAGAACAGGTATTTACGCAAGTAAGATTATAAAAATAGGGGCTTCGGCCCCTTTATTGTTTTCTATATATGAAAGTTTCTTGTTCAGAAACAGTAATGTAATCTTTAGGGTATCCTATCTCTCCTTTTCCAATAAAAGTTATAGATAATTTATCTCCTAAAAAATAAGCTTCATACTCGTATTCTAAATCAGGTTTATTTACATCATAAGGAGTCAATATCCTCAGCCTTAACCTTGGATTAATAAAAACTTGATTAAATGATGTTATCGATTTTTCACAATCACCCACTGTATTTATAGACCCTATTGTTATTTCAGCTTCACTACCTCTTTCTGTAAAAATAATTTTACCGTGTTGTAAATCACAATCAGTAGTTATTTCGGCTTTAGAATTTTTATTTATTTTATTTTCAAGAATCCAAACCCCTTGCAATTCGTTATTACCTTCTATTTCTGTTTTTTGATCAATAGCGGTATCATCTGTGCTTGAGCAAGCGCTAAGTAAAAATATACTGAGGATTGAGTATAAAAAAAGCTTCATAAGTTCCCGGTGTTGATTATGAAGCTAAGATAGTAAGTTTTTTCTAAAAACGTTTAGGAGCCGCTTCTTCATACATTCGGCGTTCTTCTTGACGTCTATAATAATCGTCTATTGGTGAAGCTTGACTTACAGGTGACATGTAACCTGGCATAGAAGGAATACCACTTCCTAATTGCATTGCCGGTATAGTAGGTAGCATCATAGGGGTTTGACTTCCTCCTGCTGCAGCAGTGGCTCCATCACCGCCAATAGTACCCGATAATCCGGATGCAGCCATTCCTATACCATTAAAAGCACCTTGAATACCAGACCACGTGTTTTGTTGACCTACGGCAAGCTGCTGGCCTATTCCGGCAAGTTCTTGATTATCGCGGTTTTCTTGTATGTTTTGAATACGCGCATTATCACCGGCAATAGCATAGTTACGGCGTGACACTTGGTTATCTACATCAAGTTGGTTTTGACGTGCAGCATCATTGGCACCGGCTTGTATTCTAGGAAGCGCTCCAAATACACCGCGTATTCCGGCTCCTTGTGCGGCATTGGTTAAATCTGCAGTAGTCTGACTCGCATCTTGCCTACGTAAATTAGATCCTAATAACGAGATAGGCATATCTTCATACACATTCTCTAAGGTTTGACGCTCAAAGTTATTCATAGCGCGTTTAGCATCACGTGTTTGCTTTGCTCCCTGCGCTATTTGTAGTCCTGATCCTGCTAATGCTGCGCCGCCCATAATAGCAGCCGAAGTTGCGATGGCCATTGTAGTATCTATTAAAATTATACTTATTGCAAATTTAATAGAATAAAAGTATAGTTTAAATATAAACTAAGTATAATTAATTTTTATATTTGAGGTATGAAACGAATGTTTATGGCTTTGATGCTTATGCTTTTAGTAGGGGTAAGCAGCGGTTACAGTTCTACATCTGTCCGTGCCGAAGATCAAAAAGAGAATGTCGTATTGTCTATTGACGATATGGTTTCTCAAAATGTAATTGTTGCTGTGGCTGATGTTGCAGTACTTGATATTAATGCTGTGGTGCTTCCGGTATCTGCTGCTGACGATATCAAAACGGGAGTAGAAGTAGATAAAATTACTTCGCAATTTAGTAATGTGGGGCGCGTACTAGAACCTGATTTATATAGGGCTGGCCAAAAACATTATAATAAATCTACTACTCTTGAAGCTACCGTCTTTTACCCCTTGAATTATCGCAATGCGCGTGACGGACTCAATTTCACTGGCAACATATAGAATACCCTAGCCGAAAATACAAAAAGCCTCAATGCAACTCTTGAGGCTTTTTTAATCACTAAACTCAAAACAATGCCTTTATGCTTTAAAAAATCTTATGTAAGCAAAGAGGATGCAGAACTTGCCGCTAAACTAATGCGTAAACTTCCCGAATACCAACACTTATACGTAAAAGGAAAACTGCGCAAAAGATCACGTATGAACGCCTACCAATGTTCTAAGTGTAAAGAGTGGCACTTAACAAGTCAAAAATAACCGGGAAATGATACAATCAAACGAATTAAGAATTGGAAATTTGGTGTTAGTAGAAAATAAGAAACACAGACCAGATTTGAAGGATAAGGTTATGGTGGTTTCTGGAATTAATACCGATAGAGTTAAGCCCGGATTAGCAAATGAACCCTCAGCAAGCATAACGGTCTATGCTAAAGAAGATAAGTTTAAAGACTCAACAGGTCAATGGATTGAATATTTAAAACCAATCCAACTAACCCGAGAAATATTAGATAAAATACAAGAGTGTCGAAAAGATTCTGATAGTCACTACATTATTGATGTAATTCCTAGAGGCAGAATAAATATTTACTTAAAAGGTGAGTTTGCTGAAATAGAACTAGGTAATAAATCTGGATATCCAAGAGCTCATTTTCTGCATAACCTACAAAATATATTTCATTCATTAAGTGGTCAAGAGTTAACTTTTAAAGCGACCTAATCATTTCACACGTATTATTGCTTCCTACAACAAAATCGCAATCTTTAAATCGCGCTTGTAGTCCGTGGTTTTTAAGGCTGGTGAATACAAAAGTTTTCCCCATTGCTTTACACGTGGCGCACATCGTATCAATAAGCAGGTTGATTGCTTTCTTGCGTAAGTCTCGATCTTTAATATCAAAATTGGCGACAATGTATTCTAACATTGCGCCTTTTTTTATGGTGGTATCTATTATAAATCCGGCGCAGATTAAGTCGGTTTCATTAAAAACCATAATACCTTGCAACTCGCCATTAACCTGCGGTAGATAATCAAATCTTATCGGTGTAAACCGGTTGTCGGTCCACCATTTTACAAGCGTAGGATAATCGCTGTTTTCTAAAAGGCGTGCTTGCATCATAATCCGCTTTTAACTGCATTGGTGCTTATTGCAAACAACTCGGCCGGTCCTGTACTTTCTAACTCAAGAGTGACTTCCATATAATACCCACGTATTTCGGCACCTTCTATTCTGCTTACTTTCTTGATAAAGCAATACGCATTTTCCTCGGGAACCACGGCTGCGGAGGCTACTGTAATACTGCTCGAAGTATGGTCTGTAATTACACCTATCAATTCTTGATCACCACTACCATTAACTTGAAACAGCGCGTCACCATTATTTAAATTGTCTGGCGTTTTAGTCACCGTGATCGTGAGGTTGTCAATGGTTTTGATGTTTCCTATGCCTTGTGCAGCGCCGCCGCGTAACGATGTTTCTGACTCCGCTTGTCTTAGGTATGCAAATTCTCTACTTTCCTTAGTCACAAACTCATTGGTGCGAATGCTAGACTGTACAAAGTTGGTTTCTACTAACACCTTCCATTTGCTATCTCCTTCGGTCACAAGGTTCTTAAAAATCTTGTCGGTCTCCGGATTATCATTAAACACCGTTTTTACTCGTGGGTAAAATTGCTCCCTATAAAAATTGCAGCGCACGGGATTATCGGCGTCATTATGCAAGTAGAGTTGCCCGTTTTTAAAGGTATAAAACCTGTTATTGAGCAAGGTCATACCACCGGGCTTAAACGGACTTTCGCCCGTCCATCCCTTATTCTGTTCAGAAAATGTTAGTGTCTCAGCCATTAGTCTGCAGGTTCATAGGTTTTTTCGAATATCTCTATTTTACAAGGATATATTTCTCCATTAACCCCTGTAATAAGAACATCTTTAGGGGTAAAATTGTGTGTTCCTTCTAATGTCGGTATTAAGTAACATTCGTCATTTTCGTGTGTTACTTGATGTCCTCCATAGTTGAAACTCCAAGGCATCCCATCATTTAAATGCTCTGACGGCATTTGAGTTTTTCCATACTCTACAAACTCATTAAATGTAATTGCTTCAATAACTACCGGTTTTTTTCTAAATTTTGCCATTGTATTATGATTTAAAGTGTATATCCTAATTCGGTTAATGCTTCTACAATCTTGTCTAAGTAGTATTGCGGTGTCTCTCCATCAGCAATATCATATTTGTAGTTGAACTCTCCACGGTTGCTTAGCCCGTTATTGCCTGAGTAGTTGCCTGTACCGTTTTGTATTGCTTGTATAAAATCTTTGAAGCTGGTGCCGCTTGCTGGCTCTACCTGGAAAATCACACCGCGATAATAATTATTAGGAAATGAATTAAGTCTGGTGCGTAACGTGGTCATATCAGCGTCATACGTGGCAGTACGTGGATCAACAGGGTCAAAGGTTCCATCTTCGTAAATATTGCTCGCCTCATCTTGGAATACCATTACAATCACATTACCTTCTGGTGTATCGCCAAACATATTCAGCGCTTGTAAGGTCTGCTCATTATACTCAGGATATTGATCACCTGAGCCGCTTCCCCAAGCAATGATCTCTACACTTTCATCATATAAATCAGAATCATTGTCATACAAAGGCAATAATCGATCTTTGAGAATTGTATCTTTCATTGTTTGAAGCGGTGCCAATGTCGCATCCATACTTCCAGAAGCATCAAAAGCAAATATGATTTTAGTATCGACATTAATAGCCAATTCGTTATCGCGATAATCCCAAATTAAATACAGGTTTTCATCCCCATTAGGACGGTCAAAAGCAAAGCTTGCTTGATCAATAAAGTTGGTTAACGATATCTGCGTATTGGTAGTTTCTAAAAATGTTGCTTCAGTAAGGATCGTTTCTAAATCAGCATCGGTGTAATTAGCGCTGCTTATCAAATACCCTAATTTATTCTCGCGATCTACTTTAAAACTTCCGGTATTGCTGCCGTCTTTATATGCTTGAATATTCACAGAAGTACCGCGTTTAGGGAATTTGCTTGTACCTTCAAGTCCGCTTTCAATAACAAACTGACTCAATTCTGAGTTTTGGAATAAGTGGTCCTCGCTAAAGAACGAACTCGCTCCCCATCGGTAGCGGTTGATCATCGTTCTGCCTAGATCATCTTCATCGGCAAGTACAATGCTTATCACTTTCATTGGTAATCCTACCGGGCACGTATGGGTTACTTGTACTTGAGCGCTGGCCGTTACCGGCGTTATAGTGATCACCACTTGTCGTTCTTCTAAATCTGTGCGCGGTATAGTCAAAGTTGCAAGGCCGGTCACTCCATTGGCAGTATATGGGCTTCCGGCATACGTTGCAACAATGTTTGCTTCTCCATCAGAAACATTAAAGTTAAGCACGGTATCGCCTAGTAAATAATTGAGGTTTAGAATGTAGGTGAATGGTTCCGTTATAGTTTTGTGAATTACGTTGCCACAATACGCATTTAAGGTTTGTGCTACTTCATCTTCAATGGTCAAAGTGTATTTTTTAAAATACGGGTCATAACCGCCAATCTTGCGCGAAGTAGGATTTTGAATGAACAGGTTTCTAAAATGCGCAACCATCCCGTAATTGATTTCGGTGGTGCCGTCAATAGATAATCTTACTGGTGTGCCGCGTCTGGCATTTGCCCAATAGACACGATCACCGTCAACCGCAACACTCTCCGGATTATTGCCTACACCATTATTACCGGCATAAGTTCTATAACTCCCAAGGACCTCCGGAATTTTACTTAGTACGCTTTCGCCGTTTGCGGTGGTAAGCAAATCTTTACCAAACAGCACATAACCGGCTTTTTCTTCTTGAAGCACAAGGATATTGCCTTCTCGATTTAAAGTTTTCTGAATGCTACCATACTGCTTGTCTAACTCTTTGAAATTGGCATTACTTAAATTAAACTCGTTTAAGCCATTAATATTGGTGCTTTCAATATAAGGCTTACCGTAAGTCATATCGGCGAATCTACGCACGGCTCTATACTGCTCAACGCTTGTTGATGATGGTCTGGTGTCGATGCTTAGATAGTTGGTATTAAATTCATCGCGCACCCGAAAACTTTCTATACCATTGCCTTGTGTATAGCAATTAAAAAAGTCCATTTCTACAATCGCCGGAGCTCCATTTTCAAAATCTTGATCTTGGGTGTTTCCTAAGTGATTGCCATTAACGATATCAAAGCATTGTGCTGTCTCATAGAAACGTTCACTTTCTGCTTGCTTGGGTAAGGTTTCAAAAGCATAAACACCGCTACCGGTGCGCACAATAATTTCTGCACTTACTCGGCCTCTACGATTGCGCGTTCCTCCAGATAAAAGCCCCCATACAATTAGCTTTAAATAACCATTTTCATCGCGAATAAGTTCCATATTTTCACGATTAGGGTCAGGACTATCTAAATAATCATAATCAAACTCACCGCTTCCATCATCTGCTTTTAAAGAAGTGCGCCCAAAGATTATTTCGTCAAACCAATCTTCTATTGTATCATAATCCCTTTGAGCATAAAACTCATTATCATAATCTATATTTACCCAACCATCATCATAATTACGTGAACTATTTAAGCGTAATGTAATTGAAGTTCCTGCAGGTATAGCCAACTCTTGCAAATCGGGGTCTGTTCCTGATGTAAATAAATCAAGTACAGTTCTAGGATAACCACTTTTATTTGCTCCTATCGGAGATTTTCTTGTTTCAACATCAAAATCATCATTATCCATTGAAAAGCCCAATGGTCTAATTTTCATATAAAGTCCAGCTCGCTCAATAATATCTTCACCTTCTTGATCTGTATTGTTCTTGATAAAGTCCTCGTCAAATTCTTTAATGTCAAGCACCTTGACTTTGATAGGCTCAGCAACAATCTGATCACCGGCCTTTTTCACGATCAGGAAGTCACCAATCACAACTTTATCTTTATTCTTACCTTCTAGCTTGCACCATGTGAAAAAGTCCTCAGAATAAAACTCTGTGATGTAAATGGTTTGATATGCTAATGGTGTGGCTTTTACCACAAGCTTATAGCGGTCTGCCCAATACGGTGCCGGGCTATTGATTGTAGCAATCAACTTATTCTGAAACACAGAATATTCTTGCGGAATAAAAAGCGTATTGTTTTTTGAAGTGAGCACAGTAGAGCGCCTACCATACTTATCCATATACACAGGACCAACCTCATAATTACGGTTGGTTTTACAAGTGCCGCTATTGATATTATCCACTACACCAAAGTTGCTGCTTTCTGCAAAGGTGATAGGCACTTCTACCGTGGCACCGCCATTGTCAGAATCGGTAAATGTTACCGGACTTACGGTAAAAGTAGGAACGCCAACTTCTTGGGCATAGGTGATCTCAGGATCTTGGGATAAAGTGTAAGAAGGAGGAACGCTGTATTCGCCTTGCTGATTGTAATTTTTCTGAAAATCACTATTGATCACTTCAAGCAAGTTTCTAAACTCAAGGCTATTAAATACATTGTGAAGCGTAGGATAATCGCTATCAAGCGTATGAAAAAAAGAATTATCATATCCCGGTAGCCCGTTGATCTCCATAGATAAATCAATCACTATTCGACGGCCTTCGGTAAGTGGATAATTATTAGGATTGGTGACTGCAAGTTTTGTATCCGGCGAAATAGCGATCGTTAAATCATCACCGCTTTCAATGATGTTGTTTTGAAGCGCGATATTATAATCGATATTTATTTCGTTGCCGTCTTGGTCCTTGATATCGTAGCCTTCAAGGTAGTTTGAGAATACCGGCAAGTTTTCTATAAGGGATAAGGCTTTTGCTTTTAAAGGCACATTGTCAAAGCTGCGCAACAATTGATCGCTGGGTAAATCTGTAACCGATTTATCATTGGCAAAAACAAAACTCTTGATCAAGTTGTCTCCCCATCCTTCTTTCTCTTTGCTAAAGGTTTCAATGATACTTAGGTTGTTACTTAGACTTTCTTTTACCAAAAGCTGTATTTCCGTCACCTGGCGTTCACCGGTATTAAAGTCAATCTTTACTGCGTTAAACGCATTGATCATCCCCAAGTTGTCTAAGCTGAAATAATCAAGATCAAAAGGCTTAGGATTAAAATTGTAATTGCTGAAATCTGACGGGGCACTATATTCCCCATCTAAATAGCGATAGCGATAAGCAAATAGTAAAAAGCGTTCTTCAATGTTATTGCTGCCGTCATTGGTATAGGTAGGTGTAATACTTGGTGCGTAACGCGGTGGCTTTTTAATGAGTAAAATATCTTCTTCAACAAAACCATTAACTCCCCAAGATTTTGCGCGCTCGATGTTAATGCAAATAGGTTGCATATTATCATCGGTAAACAAAAGCAAATCATCTTCTACATTCTGGGTGGTGACTTTTACCATACCGGTCACCATATAGTCTTTGTGTAGATTAAATACGCGTGTAGTCTCTGGCCGGGTATCGCCAAGTACTAAAGATTGTACTTTGTTTGTATCATCCCATTCAAATAGAAAACTTCCGGAATCAGAAACGACAAGCCAATAAATCTTCTTGCGAAACTCATCAGCATAATCCCCCATATCGTAAGGATTGGCACCTACATCGTAACTCGTGAGTTGCTTATTTGATAACATCGGTTCAATAGCGCCTACATCATCACCTTCACTGTTGATCACTTCAATACCAAAAGCATCGCGATATTCACCTTTAGGAAGCAAACGTATATCTGCATCCTTGTTCATTCTACCTGATATGAAATTTTGTCTAAGCATTAGTTGGGCATTGAAGGGATTACACGGGCAATCTCATTAAAATCTAAATTCAAAGCATCTATTAAAGCTTTGTGACGTTCTTTTAAATAGCGATTGCGTGTGGTGGTTTTATCATACTGCGTAGCATTGCGGCGTAATGCAAGAATTTCTGAAATTGCAAACCAACGTATAGCTTGGGTTAAGCTTTTGTTCACCTTGATTTCAGTTTCTTTAATCTTCTCCATTTCTAAACCATCAGACAAGTACTCGATCACAATATCTTTACCCTGCAGATTAGAACTGAAATGAATAGTGCTACGATCATCACTTACCTTAAACTCCCCAAATTTGGAAAGCAACGAAGTATCATTGGTGGTGCAAACCGTATGGCGTATAAAAGGTTTTTGAAACGCATTGGCCATATCGGTAGTAAGCAATTGGCCTTGATAATCAAATAAAAGCTCGTGCTTATAATTCTGAAGATATCCTGCGGCGGTGTTGATCTTGTTATTGATGTTAAGCGGCTGCATACGGCCGTGCTCGTCAATTACCGAAACACGCACCCAATCAATATAGCTTTGAGGTAAGGCAAAATATAATTTAGGACCTAGCGTAAGCTGTGCAGCATACACGGTTTTTTTAGTATCTCTATTGAGTTCTTTAATACCGCGTTTAAGATTGCGTACAATTTGTGATCGCTTGGTATTAGCAAGGTAACTATCACTATCAGTACTATCGGCAAGCATTTCATCTACCAATTCTTTCAGCGTGATAAACTGGTAGTTTCCCCAACTTGCATCATCTGCATAATATTCTGACGGTGTTTGTGCTGCCATAATTAATATTTTTTAGATTCATAGTCCAAACATTCTGTAACATGCTGCCAGTGTTTTCCTTTCATTGCATTCATCATAACTCTTTTACATACACCGTTTTTATCTGCTATTTCTTGATAAGTTATACCACCTCTGCTGTATTCCTTTCTAGCGGATATAATAATTTCTGGGTTTAATTTTGAATTGTAGACTTTAACACCTTTAGGCATAACTCTAAGACCTGTGTCAAGTGCGTGATTCATATTTTCACTATGAGTAACCCATTCTAAATTTTCTAATTGATTATCGGTTTTAATGCCATTTTTATGATTAATAAACTTTTTATTTTTTGGATTAGGAATGAATGCAATCCCCATTAATTTGTGTACGTAGAAATTCTTGCTTTTATTTTCTTTAGAAAAACTAACCATCCAATAACCAAAAGTCGACATACGTTTTTTTTTAGGTTTCCCTTTGTATCTACTCACTCCTCTCTTGTGATAGGAAATTCTATCCAAAGAGCGTACGTTCCCTTTGTTAGATATTTGGTACATTCCCTCATACCCATTAACATCTTTCCACTCTTCCATTATGTTTGGTTTTCTTGTTGATTATCCGTTCTTTCTTCGTTTACAGTGAAATTCAAAATATCTGTTTGGCTAAGATTTACGCCAAAAGCCATCAACACGCGGCGCACCATTTCATTTTCTTCGCTCGGGTGAATATCTGCATCTTGAAAATCGGCGGCATCCGGATTAAAAAGTTCTACATCATCAATCGTAGTGTAGGTCCATTTAGGATATTTTACTTGTCTCAGGTAGGATAGCGTTACCGTATCGGTGTCGGTAGCCGGAGCGATTGACAATACATTCCCGGCCAGCATACACACAGGATATTGCTTGGTAGCTTCAGTCTTTAGAATATTAAACTCGCGCTTATCCTTGCAAAACTCAATCATACTACCATCTGAAAATTCTGAAACGTCTAAATAGCGCCAATCATCAGGCAAAGTAATACGCTTATTCACCACAGGAATAGGACTTGTTTCTTCTAAGTAGTGCAAAATCTTCTCACTGTATTTATCAGTGATGTTTGCAATACCGCCGGTGATCATCGCGCGGTTTTCTCTAACGATCAATCGGTTTAAGTCGTAAAAATATTCTTCATTACGGCCTTGTATAGCATCGTGCAATGCTTCTTCAAAAGACTGCGGTGTAAAGTTGCCTCGCGCCTCAGTATTCAAGAAAAACTCCACCTTCTTTTTTATACGATTAATCATTCCGGTATAAATAAAAATTATATCTAATACAAAAATAATAGAATTATAGTATTAAATAAGTTTATATTTAATGTAAATCAGATATATATTTGGTGTAAATGACAGAACAGGAGCAGCAGATCATAAAAGTGATTGAAGATTATCACGAAAAAACGGGAGGGAAATGCGGTATAAGTGCCATTCAAATTGCACAACATCTAAACTCCACCTTTTTAGAAATACGCGATGCGCTCAATGATCTGAATGATAACAACGTCTTTACCGTGCGTGAAGGCATCAACAACATTTTAATTTTTAAGAAATGATCACACAACACACCTTAAAGAACAGCCCGTATTTTAATGGGTTAGGGCATATCGCTAAGACAATGATATGCAAAAAAGTCAATCTAGATAAGATCACGCTAGGGATCAATATGAGCACCCTGCAAAGCTTTGATTTTTGGGTAGATAAATGCAACCCCACAGAGCGCGTAAAGCAAATTGTAAAGGATTTAATCAAAAAGTAATATGTCACTACTTAAAAAAGCAGAAAGCGCAATGCAGCTAAAGTCTGAGGCGCAATTAAAAGGAGAAGCATTCGCCGAAACAATGTTTAACACGTTTCCACCAGACAAAGCGATGGAAGCTTTTAAAGCAGCCCAAAAACACTTTGTCGCCAGATACGCCAAAAAAAGTGAGGAATTTCACATACTACCGTAATGGAAAAATCCCCGTGCTGCAATGCTGAAATCAAAAGACTAGGAAGGGCAGAATACTTGTGCACGTGCTGCGATAAAGATATCAGCTTAAGGCTATACTTTATATGGGATGCCAGAGATCAAGAGAAGTAATTTAAAACCAATATAAACGATGAAACGACAAGAATTATTAGAAGCAATCGAAAAAGAATTTGGCGCCGGATGCGCTGCAATCTGTAAAGAACGCGCAAGACAAAAAGAAGTTAAAGGCTATGATTTTGAGCGCGATCTTCAAGTCTATTACGAAAATGAGGAATTGGCTTCCGCGTCATTAGCATACGCAATGAATAATACAGATTGGCGTAGAGAAGAATTTTGGCCGTGGCATCAAGAATTTTGGAACCCAACACCGGACAACCGCCAACGCGAATTTGAAAAGTCTGGTGCGCTTATGGCTGCGCAGTTAGATGTGACTATTGCTAAAAACAAGAACGATGAAACTGATCTACACGCATAAGCATACTTTACAGAATACAGGTGTTACGCTTCAAGGAAGAACTTTAATGAAGTGTACTTCTTGCGGTAAAACAGTTTTAACCGGAAAAACACTATTTGAAAAATGACCCAAACAAGCCTTAACCTCGATACCGAAATCAGCCGCCAATGTGATTGCTGGATGAAAAACGAAACCTGTAAATGTAAGAATAATGGTGTGCCACTATGTGAAAGATCCTGATACCGGTGAAAAGATTTTAATTCCGGGTTGTTACGGCTCATTACATCAAGAAGATAAAAGTTGCTGCACCTGCTATTCCCACAAGCAATTTAAAAAGGATATCAAACCTGTGCGTGATGCACAACACGCTTTAGTAAACAATGCTGATAAAGATCAATTACGTGATCACTTGATAGCCTTAATGAATCTGTACCAAAAACTAGAACAACGAATTATAGAAGCCGAGAAATGAGTAACAAAGTACTAAAATTTATCCAAGCAAAAGGAAATAATAAGCGAATAGGCATTTACCTGTGTCAAGATAAAGAAGGATATAAAGCTTTTCGAGTAGTAACCAAGACCCTTGCATCTTTTAAAGAACGTAAAATCTTAAAAACTGATAACCTGTACAGTATTGAAACTTTTGCAATACTTCAAGCCTTGATGGAATTATTCTTGGAGGATAGCGAAGTAAAAAACAAAATCCTTCTCAAAGAACTTTCACAGCTAACTAAGTTTAGAGCTGAAGGCGATTTAAATTCATTTGAATAATGAAAAAAACCAAAGCAATACAAAGCGCTATTTGTAAAGCCGAAGTACTCAAAGGAAATCTACCTTGTGAGAATTTGAGCAACTTTTTCTTTTGTAGTGAATCAGATGTAGCAAGCATTTTAAAAAGCGGCTATGTGGTTGAATATGAAGTTAAGATTAGCAGATCAGATTTTAAAGCAGATGCAAAGAAATCAAAGTGGCGCTACTATGACATGAGAATAGAAAAAGGAATACCAAACTACTTTTGGTATGTGTGCCCAGAAGGTATGATTGATGTTTCAGAAATCCAAGACTTTGCCGGTTTAGCGTATTACAAAGATGGTGAGATCACTATAATCAAAAAAGCCAAAATACTTCACCGATACAAGCACGATATTTTAAAGCTACTCACCAAATTTTGCCGCGTAAAAAGCGAACGAAAATATCTTGGGAGCTGCCTACTTACCTATAAAAATAATGAGATAAAAAAGCGAAACGCTTAATAAAATTAACAATGAGTAAATCTGTACCCTGCATCTGTATTGATGCCAAGAACAAACCAAAAGAAATACCGCAAGAGAAATGGCCGGTAGAAGGTGATAAATACCATATCAACCACGTGTTTATAATGGTTAACCAAAACGGCATACAAGGCTGCGAATTGAGCGAATTTGATATTTCTATGCACGCGCCTTACAACTGTTATCGCTTGTCACGCTTCGCTTTTAAACCCGAAGATTTAGGAAAGCTCATCGCACTCATCAAAGAATGCGCACAACTCAACGGAATACCCGATATCAATATTGAAGAATTAACACGCGAACTCGAAACAGTAGATTAAAATATTCTAAAGATGGAGATTTTCAAAGATATACCAGGATATGAAGGCTTTTATCAAGTGAGTAATAAAGGTAATGTAAAAAGTTTAGCCAAAACATTAACTTACAAAGACGGTCGAACGTACAATTATGATGAAAAAATTTTAAAGCCAGGTAGTGATGGTAAGGGGTATTTGATGGTTATTCTCTGTGTTAATAGGAAAAAACAAAATATCAAAGTACACAGACTAGTAGCAATGGCTTTTTTAAATTATGTGTCAGACGGAACCAACAAAATTGTTGTTGATCATATTGATAATAATAGACTAAATAATCATTTAGAAAATCTTCAACTTATTACTAATAGAGAAAATTCATCAAAAGATAAAAAAGGCTGTTCTTCAAAATATACAGGCGTTTATTGGAATAGGAAAAGAAAAAAATGGACGTCAGCCATCGAGATTGGCAATAAAAGAATAGCACTAGGTGTGTTTGATGTTGAACTTGATGCCCATAATGCTTATCAAAAAGCTTTAAAGGAATTAGTATAAAAAGACAATCCCCTCATTATCGAGGGGATTGAAGCGTCCGGGAAACGCACAACCAGTATTACAACTGGAAAGTATTTTAATCCTAGTCCTCAGTAGGACCTTCGGCTATTTTTTCCTTGATCCACTCAAGGTCGTTTTTCTTGTTGTTTGAAACTTCTTTGCCAAACGTTTCTTTGTAAGAGGCTCTTGCTTCTTCCAATTCTTTCTCAGTAGGATCAACGTCTGTGTCCGGCAAAGTTACAGCTTCGGGAGCATTATCACCTAACAATTCAGCGAGTTCTTCTTCTGCAGTATAATCCTTTTTGAAATTATAACTGCGTTTGATTTCTTCTTGAATTGCTTGAATCGTATTACGTGTCAATTCATCCTTGCCAGAAAGGAAATCACTAAGCTTCACAATAGGATCTTGACCTGCTGCAACAGGAGAAATTGCTTTTCCATTTTTCCAACTGATCAAGGTTTGCTGAGGGTTGATTACAATAACACCTCTACGCACGGCCAACGCACCTAATACTTTTGCATTGTAATTAGGGTTATCCATTTCTTCCATAATCTTTTCCGGCTGCTCTAATGCCATAGATTTAAGATTATGCTCTACCATTGCAGGTGTAAAAGAAGTCACGTGTGGCCCTACTAAAATTGTAGCAATTGCATACATTTTATCTTCGTCTGCGATATCAACCATTTCAAGTGCTTTTTGCTTTTTCTCAATAAGCTCAAGGTTAGTTTTAGCTTGCTTATCTTCATCTACTTTCTCAAAAACACGGTCTTTCATTTTATGATTTTCAAGAATTTGCAATAGCGCTAAATCTCCCGTTGATACATCTAAAAGACCATCGGTAAACCATACCCAACTTGGTTTTTCATCACCAATATGATCTTCTTTAAAGATGCTATCGTGTCCTTTTATGTATTCAACTTGTTTATTTCCTTTGTATTTACCATCAACATATCGTGGTAACATCATACCTGTAATTGGTAATTGCCAATTTCGTGGGCGTTTTTTGCCCATCAATTGAAACTGTACGTGTGTTTTACTTGCCATTTCCGTTTGCTTTAAGTTATTATATAAAAGCAGGGGCTCTAAACCCCTGCTTATTATTTAGTTTATTCTAAGAGTAGAATGCTCCTGTTCTACCTACTAGGTAGTTATTAGCTCCTACAATTTGGCCCATTGTTTCAGACAACCAATCCCATTTAGAATAGTCACCAGAAATAGCAGTACCACCAGGACCGAACAATTTCAGTTCACGTCTACGGCTATATTGCTCATCCTCTCTATATCCTACTGAGTAGAATGGACGGCTAACCGTTTTACCACCTTCAGTAATACTCATGTTTCCGTTAGGAACCATTAAGTATGCAAGACCGGTTGCACGGAATTTATCACTCCCCATTAGTGAAGGATCTTCCAAAATATCCAATGATTGGAAATGGAAAGTAACTCCGTCAATGTAAACTGATTTGAAACCTAAGAATAAGGCCATATCCTTACTGTTGTCAAAAGCACCATAATTACTTCCTTCTGAATAAGCAGAGTTTACACCAGATAACATCTGACGGAAATAAGCGCCTTGCTGGTGATCGTGCCATACATTGTATGAGTTACAAGCACCACCTTGTTGCTTTAATCTGCGAACGATCTCAGACAATTCTTCAATATCTGTGATGTACTCATTCGCGATGTTACCATAGGTTTCAACAGTAGGAACAAGACCGTTCATACCTCGATTACGGCCGGTAGCCTTACGCTCGTGGAAAATGTGAGTAAATTCTACTTTATTATCAAACAAGGTAGAAGTATTCATCATTTCGTGGTTATACCAGCGTGGACCATCAGGTGTTTGAATCCAAGTTCTGTGAATACGGTCTGAGTTGTTTTTCTTGTAGGTTTCCTTAATGATATGCGTATGCGCATAAAATTTAGTAGGGTCCCACTCGCGCGCTTCATCAAAAGTATCATCCCCTTTACCCCAAGAGTTAGAGAAATCCACCATAATATCAACGGTATCGGTAAAGTTGAAAGCAGTGCCATCATCTTTAGTTGCTACAAAAACAGTAGTACTTGTTACTGACTGAACAGTAGCTTGTACTTGTACAACACCATCAGTTACTAAGATCGTGTCATTTACACGAGCGTTGTGAGGTGTAGGCGAAGTAAAGGTTGTGCCGGAAACAGCTACATTGGTAAGCTTGTTATGTAAACGCCCTTCTTCTGCGTGAATCATTTGATCAGAAGCGTAGCTTCTTGTGTTACCAATAAGTTCGGTAAGTTTTAAGATTTTACCACGGCCATACGCCATGTGTAAATCTTTTAAAAGTTCTGGTTGATACTTATTTGCATAAGTATAATCGTCGATGAAATTCGCTTCAGTTGCGAGAACACCACCGGGAGCATCAATTACTGCTGGGCCTCCGGATAAGTTGTTTGCTAAAAGGTCAAAAGCCATTAGTTCTAATTTTTTCTGTTAAACTTTAAATGGAATCCTTCCTGTAGTTGTATTGCCACCTCGCCAACTAGCGATGTTGTTATTTGAAGTTTGCGTAGCGCTGTGAGGCATCTGCTTGGTTTTTACTTCTGCATTATGCTCAATAGCTGCAAATTCTTCGGCTTGCTGTGCTAAGGCTTTGTGAACAATGGCTGTGATTGATTTTTCCCGTTTTGCAGGGTCAGCCCAATGCAATCCTTCTTCAAGTTTTGCGTAGTCTAATCCCTTTTCAGTACCGAATGCTTTTTGATAAAACGCGTCAATATTGAGTGCTGATGATACCATATCCTGCTTATCATCTTTTGAATACTCATAAGCAACATTCATCACTTTTTCAGTACCGTTATCATCAATCTTAATATCATAAGCAGACGCATTGATCTTATCCGAAGCCTCTTTGATGCTATTTTGATATGCTAATTGTTGATCTACTAATTTGTCATAAGTTTCCTTTGGCATTGTCTGGCCGTTTTCTAACGTGACCATTTCCGGCTGACCGGGGCGCTCAATAGGTTGCTTATATTTTTGTTGTGCCTCTATCTGAGACTGTATATAATCTTGACCGAAATTCTTTAAACGCATCTTCTCGACTGCAGAAAGATTTTCAAAGTCAGAAACATCTATTCCTAATTCTGCTTCTAGGTATTCATCTACATTGCTTTGATCAATGTAATCACCACCTATTGCAAGGGCTTTCTCACGTGCCGCTTCTAACGGACTCACTTTTGAATAATCGCGGTTAAGCGCTTCAAATTCTTTATAGCTACGTTGGGTTTCTTTGTTGTACTTAACAAATTGTACCGCTTCATCACTTAATCCCTCAAATGGGTCTGCTGCCGGTTCGGGCTTTTTAAACAACTCGTCAAGGCTTTCTCCTTTAAATCCTTTTTTCTCTTTGATATAGCTTAAAAAAGCTTCTTCGTTCAATTCGGGTTGTGGTGCAGGGGTTGGCTCAGGTCCTTGTGCTGGTTCTGCTGCTTGAGGTTGTGCAGCCGGTTTAGGATCAGCACCTTTATTTGGGTCTGGCTGTGCAGCCGGTTGTGGTTCCTGTGCTGCTGGCTCAGGACTAGGTTGTGCAGGTTCAGCCGGTTTGGGTTCGGGTTGTTTAGGTTGTTGTGCTGCCGGAGCAGGTTCTTGTGCCTGTTGTTGTGGTTGCGCAGGTGTAGGTGTAGGTGTAGGATCACCACCTAACTTCATATACCCTAACATATTTTTCCCGATCGTCATAACTATAAACTTTACTTATTGTTTAAAGCAAAAGTATAGAAATAAAGTATTCAAATACAAATTAATTTATATTAAAAGTATATTTTACTTATACTAAATTTGAAAAAATGTAAATTTTAGTGTAATGATGCTATACGAAACTTCTGACTTTAAATTGACTTGTGAGGATCGTATGAGGTTGATGGGTGAGTTATCTGATGCTTACTTTGATATAGCAATTTTAGATCCTGAGTATGGTATTGGTGAAAGCTCCAAAAATCATAAAAGCAGAAATACACCTATTAAACAAAAAAATGGTGCAACTCTAAAATCACCTAATAACAACTACGTCAAAAAAAATTGGGATGCTTTACCGGCAAATGATGAATATGGCAAAGAAATCTTCCGAGTTTCAAAAAATCAAATAATTTGGGGTGCTAATTTCTTTGATTGGATTGTAGAAAAACCATTTGAACCACCTAGGCGAAAGGATTTTGATAAGTTTTTAAAGGAAAACCCTAAAGGATGGATTCTTTGGGATAAGTGTAATGGCACTTCTGATCAATATGATTGTGAATTGGCTTGGACTTCTTTTGATAGACCAAGCTTTATTTATCAATATATGTGGGCTGGGATGATGCAGGGCAGTTTGCTGAACCCTACTAAACAAGAAGGCAACAAAAGGCTTAATGAAAAGCGCTATCATCCTACCCAAAAGCCTCGTAAATTGTACAGATGGATGATTCTGAATTACTGCTTAAAAGGGTATTCAATATTTGATTCGGGATTCGGCTCAGGTAATATTGCTTTTGTGGTAAGAGAATGCAACCGCATTGATAAATTACAGTTGCATCTTACCGCTTGCGAAAAAGAAAAAGATTATTTTGATAGTGCTGTTTCAAGATTAAAAAATACTGATCAATTAGCGCTTACTTTTTAACCAACCTGTCCTAAAATAGCATCCAAGTCGATATCGGGTTTTGTAAAGTCAAATGCAGGCTTATCTTTTTGACGTTGCTCGATCATCTTACTTTGACGGGTTCCGGTTTTTTCCTCACGGCGTTCTTTTTCATTCTCCTTGTACTTAGTGAGGTTTATCGTCATTGCCGCTTTCATTTGCTCGATATACGCTTTTTCTTCAAAACGTTTTTGCTCCGTAGGTTCTTTGATCTGTAATTCCTGCGCAAGTTTACGTAAATCAATCATCGATTTTTGACCTTCATATTCTAAATCAATCATCTTCTTTTGTTGATACAAAGCGATTTCTCCTTGCTGCTTGGCTTGTGCAGCTTGCATATTGTTTTGCGCCTGAGTTTTATTGTTAAACTCAGTTTCTTTCATACGTTGCTTAATGTTTCGGCGGCGTACAAAGTGCATATATTGGCGTGCTTGCTTCATATTGTTGCGCGCAATAACCATAATCTCAGACTTATCAGAAACATCAATGCTTCCATCTTTTAAAGCAAGACCTAAATCCTCACGTAATTCGTCAAGTTCTTCTTTGGCCGGCACCATTTCTACCGTAAATCCAAACTCGTGCAAGCTTCGGTTTTCTAAACCTTCTAACGCATCAATATTTTCTTTACCCACAGCATCAGCATAGGTCTTTGCAAGATGCTTTAATCTTGGGAATTTAAAAACCCCTTTTACGCGTGCGCTAATAGCCTCGCATACCCGCTTATCAAAAGCAACTGCAGCTTCAACAATGTGCTTGGTAGCGGTATTGTTAGCCAATTGTATCATCTGGTTTGTACCCACAAGCGATTCTGCTTGCAATGGGTCAAGACCGGTAATATCTTGTATCTGCTTGTAATAAAATTGCCACGAATTAAGCAATGCGCCTAGTGCGCTACCTTGTTGGTTAGGCATTGGCCGCGCAGCATTACCGTCTTTCATACCATCTTCACCCATATTCACACGCTTTTTCAACACCACACCTTTTACGTTAAGATAGGAAAGCGCTTTTTTGATATTGGCTTCGGGATCTCCTTTGGCGTCCGGAATGAGTTCGGCCACTTGATCAATATCGATCTCGATAAGGTCAGGTTTTAATTCGGCTATTAAATGCTGAATTTTTAAGTGAATACGCTGCAACTCTTTACAAAGCGGAATGATATTGCTCAAGAAACTGCGTAATTTATTGCGATAGATATTGGTAGATTGCGCGATAAATGGCGGCACCACTTTATTCATATTGTCTTTTGCCAATATCTCAGTCTCTTGGTAGTTGTAAATAAACTCATTACTACCTATGATGTAGCTGCCTTCATACCAGGTATCAAGACGTTTTGATAAACGTTTGTGTGCTGCTTCTTCCGGCACCTTCCAATCTACGCTTCTACGCGCCACTTTATTGGTGCGATTACGCTTATCAGTATATTTTTTCCAAATAATTTCTTTATCGCTCTTGAATGCAAAACGCAATACTTGTACTTGAATATTGATAATATCCTGCATTGGCGCGTGTGAGAAGTTGAAGCCTAATTCATTAATCTTATTGACTCCGGCATATAACTTGGCAATCTTACGGCACTTTACATCATCATAGCCGCTCTCTCTGCGCAGTTCGTTGATAGTAATAGTATCTACATAGCCATAATAAAAAGCATCGCTAAAATCGTCTAATTCTACAAAGCTGTGTACAAAAGCTTCGGGGTCACGATAAATAGGCACTACGCCATTATTATCATCTGTAATCAACTGTGCTACTTGCAAATCAACATTAACCAAATCGCTATTGGTTTTCTTTTTGGTCTGCGTCCAGTTGTTTGTGCGCTTCACAAAATTGATCATAATTTCCTCTGCGATCTCTTGCATAGGACGTTCTTTGATCTGTGTGTATAAGCTTAATTCCTCATCATCTTCCGGGATAAAACCTTTTTCGGTAAGGTCTGGCAATCCCATTGCGGCCGCTTTCTCAAGCATCGCACGTGAAGCCATATTGGTTTTGTGGCGCTCGTAGTTTTTCTTTTTGGCAAGCGCAGCAAAACGATCTACTGAACGTACATCAATACGGTAAAAATCATCACTTATCCCGTTACGCACTTTATTGGTGAATTTTTCTGCGTAATTAATTGGGGTGAAGTCCAGGTTGTGCAGACTTAAATCATCAGGCTGGCGCGCGATATGGTTCTTGTCTCCGGCAAGATCATATTCACCACGCACATACAAACGTAAATCCCGAATTTCTTTGTGTCGTTGGGTAAACAAACATTTATCATTGATCAAACCGCCACCAAACCATTCTGCTTGTATAGCCATTGCCCATTTTAATCCATAATCAGCATCCCTTTTTTCATTTTCGGGAGCCAATGGGTCCGGGATTCCCATTTTGTTTTTAGGTTGTAAATTGTTGTTCATCTTATACAGCTATTTGAGAAACAGCACCACTATTATCATACTTGGTAAAAGGTACGGTTATACGTTTTTGCTCTTGTTCTTGTTGTTGTATGCGTCTTGGCTGATTACCTACGTCTGCTAAACTGGCGCCAATATACGCATCAAATTTACCTCTATTTGAGGTGTCTACTTCTTTATATTGATATAAAGTTCGTGTAAATGGATTATCGCCCATTTCGCCTTGCATTCTATATTTGTTGTCTCGGGCTACCCCTATGTGATCTTCTATATATGCTTCAGTAGCATAAAACTGTGCTTCCCCAATCTTGGCGTCCTGCTGTGGCGAACCACCGGTTTCTTTTTCCTGCGGTGACAACTCGTTCCAGCTTTTCTTAAACGGGTTGTTCATTACAAAATGCCGGAAACCCCAATCTTTAAGCTTGTGTAAAAAACGCTCGTTTGAAAGTTCGATATTCATAGGAAGGCTATAATAGATCGCAACCATTAAAGCATCTTCAAAAAATATCTCAACCTTTTTAGGACGGTCTATGTATTCTACGATCTGCGCATTATTCGGTAACTCTGAGCACGTATGCGTTTTGGTTTTTATAATGATCGCACCTTTTGAACCACGACCATCGGCATTTTTACTACGGTTATAGGGATCAACGCCTATGGTGCCAATGTGCCCGGCAATAGGAGCGTTAGCAAGCACGCCGCCATTGGTGCGCTTTTGCTCATACTTGTTTCTAAACTCAAGCGGAGGATGGCAACCTTTTTTAATAAAGAAACGACCTTTCTCCGAGTCTGGGTTCCAACGCACGGTACCAAAGCGAATACCGTTTTCCCAAGAGAAGTTGCCGCGTTCTACATCGTCATTGCCACGCCACGTTCCGGTTTCAGAATTATAAGTGTCGTTGAGCTCCCATTTGTTATGCTCAATTTGCTCATCTAGCTTGATCTCATTAAACTCACAATCGCCACTTTCATTACGAAACGCATCTTTAATCGTCTCGGGGTTTTGGCGCATAAATTCGTTGAGTTCTTCGGGATCATCTTGTAAGGCTTCAATAGAGTTTTTTAAATGCGTTTCTGAGCCGTATTCTACATAAACGCCTTCATCTGTTTTGATAGGTTTGTCAGGATCTTCTACAATAGAAAAACCAAATTCATCAAACATACCTTCAAGACAATATTTTGCCGGAATGAAAATGCGGTATAATCCCGATTTGGTTTGTCCGTTGCGGTCACGTTGATTGCAGTCGCTATTATCCCAAACTTTTTTGTATTCGGCACCACCTTTTTTAAGGGCGTTCACCGTTGATACTACCATTGACTTGCCCGTGATGATAATACCTTTTCTATGTGAAGTTTTTACAATACCCCAATATTTTGAGAAAGGCACCTCTTTAGGATATTTACCAGACTCATCTAATAGCGATCTGAAAATCGCATCCCCATCCATCGCATTCAAATCGGTATTGTGCCACTCTACCATAGTACCCAAACCATTACCCATAGAAATTGAACTACCTGCAGATTTACGCTTGGTAGCTTCTTCAAGGTTCAGTTTCTTTTTAGGGTTATTGGTACCATCCCATACCGGTCTGAAAAATGAAGGAAGGCGTTTAAAGGCTGCAATATATCTACGGAAAATCTTACTTGCATCTTCCCCTTTTTTAGAAATCATTCCCAGCAGCTTATCTTCATTAAGCGTTGCTGCGTCAAGCATTTCCATAATTGCCATAAGGGAAGCACCCATACGTCTGTTTTTAACGTATTGCATCCCAAAGCTTCGCGAGTCTGCTTTACAAGCTTCCCAATAGATCATCAACTCGTTCTGAATGATTCGCAGCTTGGGATATTCGCTAATCTCACGCACCCACTGAATACCGAACCAATATGTACCGGTTAAATACACCGGGTTCCCATTAAGGTAAATCCATACCCCTTGCTCGCGTTTGCGATATTGCTCATTGATATATTTGGAATGCTTTTGAAACAGCGTTTGTAAATACTCGTCAATTTGCTCTTGTTTTTGAGGAGCTGTTCCCGTGAATTGAGAAGTAACCGCATCAATAGCCTCATATTCTAATTCAGCCGGCATTTGCTCACGCATAAATTTTTGCTGTGACTGAATTTTATTATGATTAATGATTTGATCTTTTTTAGGCATTTCGGGCAAGCCAATTCTTAGGCCCATAATTTCAAACACATCACCAAGAGTGCCATCTTTAGAAATGACTACAACATCGTGCTCTTTGTTGTATCCATATTTCCAATGGCCAAGGCGGTTAAGATCCCGTTTTGCGGAAGGTCTTAAATTAAGTTCGACTTTATTTCCTAAGTAGAAAATCATTAGTTTTTAGCTCGTGCTTTTGTAGGGTGTTGAAAACCCTTGGGTTCTTCTTTTTTGGTGGTGACGGTTTCATCATCACTATTTTCTTCAGCTTCTTTTAAATGGTGTTCCAGGTTTTCAATTTTGAGTAGGAAGCCATCTACATGTTCTAAAGCGGCGCTTCGTTTTTTAATGCGATTGAGTTTTTTTTCTTCGCTATCTTCTTTTTCATCTTCCTCAATTTCCGGAACATTATCCTCAAAGACCTCAAAAACATCATCAATAAGTGACTTATACTTTTCAATGAGTTTAATAGTTTGATCTTTACGATATTTCTTTACATCTATCTCCGTTTTCATACCGCCTCTTTTAGTAGTTTGCCAAGTAAGTATTTGTTTTTTAAGCCAACTACTTTTTGATCACGCAGCCATACTTCATAAACTCCGGTAGGTTTGTAAAAAACAACATCATCTTCATAAATACCTTGATCATTAAGGGCATCATTGGCAATAATGATTTTAACCACCGGCCCATCTGCAGGTTTTGGCTTAGTCATATCCGGAATGAAGATTGAACCGATTTTCTCAAGTTCTTTTTCTTCTTGCTTTGGTGGCTTGATATATTCGCAAATCACATTATCTTCAAAACCGCGCCACTGTGTGCTTCCTTCTAAAGAATAGCAAATCACTAATGAAGGATCTATTTTGTACAGCTTTTTATCTCGATCAACCAAGTGGTGATTTTCTTCTGTACCCCATTTCTGAAACTCTTGCGTATGGACTACAATTGGGTCAATGAGCAATCGGCATCCCGGTTTTATATCTCCGTTATAGATCATTGGTACCGCAACTACTTCAACAATAGTATTGGCAACCTCTTTACCGGAAAACCGACTATCTAAATGAATTTTGGTGCCGTTTTCTGTTTTGATGCCATTGTGGTATCGCTCCGGTATATGTACAATAAAATCTTTGTGTGCTCTCATTTCCCGATGATTTTTTGAATTATGGTTTTTGCTTTTGCTATTAATGATGTGCGATTGTAATAGGCTATCCCGATCAATACGACTAATGCGACAATCCAAAACAAGGACCACGACAAGCTGCCTAACCAATCTTCTTTTTCGCTTTCAACACTCACTTGCAGATTATCGGTTTCGGTTTCTTGATCAAGTTCTAAGTCAATAGCTTCTTTTGCCTCTGCGTGCCATATTTCTTTTTTAGTAGTAGTTGTGGTATCGCTTTTATTGCCTGTGGTTTCTTTTTCTGATTTGGAACCACGAACATTTCTGCCTTTGATATTCAAATTACCATTACCATCTACACCAATGTTTAGTTCAAAATATTTATCTTGATCAATACTTTCAAAATCAATATTGCTTACGATCTCTTTGATTTGTTCATTGGTTATTTTGGTAGTGTTTTCAAGTTTTTCTTTTTGCTCAGAAGTCTCACGTTCAATTTGTTCGCGAAGTTCTGTTTTGGTTTTTTCCTGCTCACGGGATTTGTCACGCTGGCGTGTACCGGCGCAACTACTTCCTGCGGCCAATACCGCTAGAACTAAAAGTAAGTAAAGTATGTTGCGTACTAATCTCATTTTGAAAATTTGTTATAGGCTTTTGCCAGTTTAACATCGTATTTGTTAGCAGCGTAACCGGAGCCGTTATAGCCTCTGGCAAAAGCAGCCCAATTTTTTGACCGCAGGTGTCTCACCAAATTGTTTACCTGGCAGAAAATACCGAACACTTTTAATTGATTTGCTTCGCTTGATTTTAAGTAGTAGTACAAATCTGAAGCAGTTTTAAATCCTAGTGATTTTGCGTTGAATCCCATAATTTGAAAGGCTCCAAAGCTTGTGGCTCTAAACGCAGCATCAGCATCTATCTCTAGTGCTTTCCTAAAACGCTTGTGTTCCTCTATCTGTCGTTGTTCAAAAGTGTCTCCTTTACCATAATGCTTTCTCGTCCAAACTTTATAAATAAGTGTAGGATATTCATTTGATAAAGCTTTTGCATCTTTACCATTATCTTCTAAAAACTGATAAAACTTGTGCCCTTCAAATAGAATTACAATAGTGCCATTTTCATTAAACGCCTTTCCAGCAGCCTCTACTTCGTGAACCGCTTTTACTACTGCAACCTCTACACCTAAATCTTTGGCGATTTCTTCATATAGCTTTTCAGTGATCATAATTAAGTTCTTGAAGGGGTTACGTCAAATTTTATATTATCTTCTATCATTTTGATCAACTCAAGAGTTTTTGGATCGTCAGAATTTTGTGTGCGCATCATTGGTATAGTAGCGCTTAACCAAATTTTTATTTCAATCATTTTCATCTTTTCTAATTCTAACTCTTTACTTTTAGATGAAAGTTGAAGTTCTAAACCTCTAATTTTCTCGCGCTCTATTTCTAATTCTTTTTGAAGCCCATCATATTTTATTTGCCTGGCTTCTTTCCAGTTTTTAATTGTTTCTGGAAGTTTTAACGCACCAATAATTGCAGCAAGTGAACCACCGCCAAAAAGTGCTATAAGTAGTTCGTTACTCATATTAATGCTTGTTTATGTACGTAGTCATTTCATTCAACATAGAATCATCGACTTCATACTTTTGTATTTTCCTTAAAACTGATTTTTTTAAATCTTCAGTTTCTTTTTTCACTAAATCTTCCGGTATCTGCTTTTCTTCAAAAACTGATGTTTGGCTGTAATACTTATGCGTGGTGTATGACGATATCACACAAGCGATGATTGAAGTGATATTCAAAATCCAAAACGCATTGAAAAAGAAATTTATAATGAAAGCTAATAGCAGTAATATGATTGAAATAAATAGCCAGTTAAATCCTATAACCGTAGGCGTTTTTTTGTAATGCGGATTGTTGCGTTGCGACTTGATAATGCGATAAGAAATAAAGCAATACGCACTAAAATTGAAGCAAACCAAAGTAATTGCCAGCAATGTGATCACTACTAAAAAACCGCTATTTGTATCTTGGTAGATCATGTCTTATGTATTTAAGCAATCAATACGTTATTTGTGTATAGGGCGTTCATGTTAATGTATTATCATTTATAACTGTTACAGCTCCACCATTTACTTCTTCCTTATGGTTTCCACTTGATTGTGTGGACTTACAGTTATAGGCTATTATCTCACCCTCATCTGCTGAGTAGTTATAAGAAGTATTCTCTCTGGCTACACAGTCAACAAGTATCATCTTATGTCCTGCTGTGTTCTGAATAGCTGCGCCTACTGTGTTTTCAATAAGTTGCGCCCCGTAAGCTATTAATGAAGAGTTGTATCTTCCATCGCCTGCATCTGGCGCATTTACAATACTAAGTCCATGACCTACCGTACCTCCATCTACACCAACTAACTGTCCATTTTTTCTGACAAACGGTTGGTGACACTCCATTATACAGGAGTTAGAAGGTGCAATACCCCTATCTCCGTTATACTCGTACAATCCGCCATAGGTAAATACTTCTCCGCGTTCGTGGTGGCTCATACCGTCATCATAATTATCGTGGCACCATGAATTGAAATAGTACGCTTGATTTACACCTTGTCTTAAGTCGGAATCTTCCCATCCAGAAACATCATAAACGTGTCCGTTTTGCCCGTCATTACCTACACCTGCTGCTTCATCCCTGTATGCGACAAGTCTATTAACACTATCCTTAAAACCGTCAGACGTAGAACCAAAAACCCTGCAATTTTTTCTTGTAATATTATTAAAGTTACTTAGTGTCATACCGTTACCCTTTGCATACCAACTTTCAATACCTATTAGGTCAAGGTCTAGATGTTTGTCAATCGTAGGGCTTGCAACTACCGAAGTATAGGCATATTCATAAGAGTAATCATTTGTTTCAGGATTGTCATTATCACTAGTAACTAGAAAAATCTTATTGTTCCCCGTATCATGATAATGACCTCCACCAGAAGCATCCAAAGCCGTTAAAGTAGTTCCTAGATCCGTGTCGAAATCTTCATTAAGAAGCTCAGTATAAGGCAAACGGTGTGTTAATCCCGCTTGTAATGGATGCCTTTCACTTTCTGTAATTGGCTTACTCGGGTTACCATCTTCAAAAATCACATACTTATTAAGATTTGAGCCGTGCAGGGTTAAAGCGTTGCTTAAAGTGGCCTCATATACGTTTGTATATCCTGTTGTTTTTGTCCAGCCTGTAATAGATAATGACCCCATGAAACGGACTTTTTCGAGCCTATAATTGGTAACAGTCACCTTTTTTGTGAAAACGCTAAAATTTCCAAAGTCTAATTTTTCCCTGTAATCGCCTTCTCGCAAAATAATTTTAGGAAAAGCGCTGTTTGCCGTAGCACTTGCAGCTCTAGCAAATGTTGCAAATGGCGAAGCTAGTGTACCATCATTATCATCGTCACCAGTAGGGGAAACGTAAGCTAAATCCTCTTTGGTTTTTAATGGTCTTTTTGAAGTTATCTTAGCCTTACCTTTGGGATTTTTAAGGTGTAAATCCCACGCTGCGATATAGATTGAATCGTTTTGATTGAAGTTCCTTACAAAGAAATTTGCATATACACCGTTAGCAGGCACGGTAACTTCAAATGATACTTCGACCCATTGATTTTGCGCTATGGATATATTACCAACTTCTTGAATAGTGGTATTTGAAGCGTTCCTAAATCTTCTTTGCAGGTAAGTACTCGCGCCTTCAGTGTATATAAGACCATAGAACTGCAAGATATCACCTTCTTCTGCAATCGAGGTTATATCTTGATAAATCCCCGCATAGTTATTCGTGGATGCAGCATTGATACCTAATGCTTTTAATGAATATCGCCCATATTGGTGTGGATGGTCAGTAGCCCTTGATAATGATACGTTTTGAGTACCAAAAGCAGGTACGGCTTGAAAATATGTTATATCATCCTGAAAGGTATTGTCAGGAATTAAATTATAATAATCCCTAGTGTTTATTTTAGTGTCAGGGTCTGCGTAAATGGTATTAGTTGCATCCTTACCACTAAATAATGATATAGGTCTTAACGAAAAATCCTCTTCATACAAATAAATCGCAATCCTAAATTGCGTCATAGTATCTGTAATTCCCGAATCACTCCATAATCCCGTAATAGGTATAAAATTCCAAGCCCCTACCTTATATTCGGAAATAAAATGATTTATATCTGAATTTGTGGAGGCATCAAAAACTTTAATATCAACCCTTAAATCTCCAGTGTAGCCAGAAGGTACATAAATAGGTAGTGTGAAAAAGTATTTATCTGTAATTATAGCCTCTTGAATATCAGCTACCGTCTGAGCGATTTGAGCATTTGAGGCAACTAAAGAATCAAGGGTTAGAACTCCATTTGATACTGTTACTCCATTTCCGTTTTGAAGGTCATACCAAGTGCCACCTGGGTCTTGATAATCCTCATAGTATGGGTCTTTTAGTAGATTTCTTGAAGTTATTCCATCCCTTACCGCTTTCGTGTTGGCAACAGCATCAACATTAATGTCGTTGGTTGTGTCTGATTCAGTCAAACCAAAACTACTCTCAAACCTAACCCCATTAGCTTCACCACTTTGAAACGTATAGTTACCGACATTTGCAGGGTCTGTCAATTTTGAGACCTTAAAACCGGTGCCGTCTGCAGGTTTTGGATCTGCAGCTGCATAAAAGTCAATGGCATCTTGTAAGGTGTCGTAGGTTTTTGCGCTTTCAAAAACAATTCCGTCAATTTGTTCTTTTAAAGTTGCTGCTGTACCAGTATAATTTCCTTTTTCAAGTTTTACACTGTCAATGCGCTGCGCTTCATTAACAACGTCTTGTGTAGTGCCTTCATACCCTCCTGAAAGTGTTCTATTAGATAACTCAACATCATCTTCTAATTCGCTTAACTTTTGAAGGGTAGCGCTGTCTGCGGTAAACTTGTAAATACTTCCATTTAAAAACTCAATTGCTGGGATGGCATTTAATGGAGTTACTGTAAAGGTTTTGTAATTTTCAAAATCAGCTACCGCAGTAATTTTGTACTGAAAAATGACATTGCTGTTATCTTGCTTAGAAAACTTAAGCACTATTCTTGCAAAATTAGCTTCAATGAAATCAAGTAATTCAGATATGCTTTCATCTTGAGCGCTAATTTTATTCAAACGAATTTCTGTTACTTCGGTTGCTAATGCCGCATCAGTAAACATATATCCCGGTGTTGTAGCGTTTACATCTGGTATGCTTCCATTAGAAAATTTGAAGTTAAGCAGCTTTACATCATTAGCTTCATTGATCAATTGTATGAGTTTGGCTACCTCAAATTGCTGGTCTTTTCCGTCTGTAAGTCCGGTAACGGTTGATTCTAGTTTTGGTTGACCTCCGGGAATATTTGGTGTTAGCGGCATAACGCGGTAATTAATAGTTAAATTCTATTTAATACAACAAAAATATAAATTAAATTTATATGATTAGCTGCTTAAACTTATATTTGGTATAAATTTTATGTAATGGGAAAACGTGGTCCAAAAGTTAAGAAGGTCACTATCACAGGTGCCGCTAAAGAAGTATTGAGTGATAAAACTAAAAAAGTGGCGCAGCAGCACGGGGTTAATGTAACGCCATCTACAAATGCGGCGTATGCTAAAGCGAAATACTCGCGCCGAGACAAAGCGCAGAATTTGATTTTTACCGCCGGCCGAGACTTGCTGCAGTTTAATATTGTGGTACGGCCTTACATCTTGCGGAAGTACCGCATAAAAAAAGACGTCGAATTAGACGTCTTGTTATACTTGTTCCCAATACAGTATTTTACAATCAAAGATTTTAAAGCGCTGCCCATACGGTCTATGGGGTATTATCTCAATACGTTAATGGATCTTGATTATATCGAAGTGGCGGTGCATCATCGCAATAATGCTTCTAGCAATATTTACCAACTTACTGACCGTGCTCAGAAAATCGTTAAGGAATATTACCAGTATCTAGGCGGTGAGAAAACGGTAAACCCGAATAGTTATACCAATCCGTTTAATGATCCCGAAGCTACAAAAGCCGATAATGAGCGCAACAAGCTATTGACTAAAATGATGCGCCAAACTAAAACGCAGCCTAAGAAGTACCGGCATCACTTGTGGAACGATACGCTGCTAGACTCTCTGAAACAAGAGCGATAACATCTTGATCTTCTCTAAGAAAAACACACTCAGTACCGCGCACAGGATAATAATGCGCTGAATGTTGATTGAATTGTATCACCTGGCCTACACGGTAATATTTTACATCAGGACCAACTTGTACAATTTCGGCACGATGTTTTTCTAAATTGAGCTTGTCAGGAATGATCACGCCGTTTTCAGTCTTAGACTCAGACGGAAGTACTTCTGCTAATATTTTTTTACCTAAGAGGTTCATTACAATGATTTTAAAAATTCGTGAAGTTGTTTGTTAAATAAATTGTCCTTTTTCATTTCTTTTTGACTTAGTGACTCTTTTCTTTGCAGACTCAGATATTGCTTTTTTATGTTCTTCTGTGAAAATTCTACCCTTTAAAGACTCAGACATCTTGGATTTATATTCTTCACTTCTAACAACACCTTTAGATCTAGTGTTTCCCAGCATAGCTTTTGACATTTTCTTTTTAGTAGATTCAGATATCGTCTTTCCTTTAGTGGCTTTGCTCAGGTTATCTCGTTGCTCTTTAGTCCATTTATAACCTAATCCATAGGTGTTTCCTATATTTCCTTTAGACAAATTTTTATAATGAATACTTCTAGCTTGTTGTTGTTCAGGTGTTAGTTTTATTTTACCTCCTTTTCCTCCATAATGTAAATTGTAGCCATTAGGAGAAATTGAATTTTTATTTTTTATAGCTTCAATTTCTCCTTCTAACATTTCGTCTTTAGAACTAAATTTTTTAATGATTTTAAATTCAAAATTTTCTATTCCATATTTTAAAAAAGCCTTGTGAAGAAGTAAAGCGCCTTTAAATTTGCAAGTTTTGTGCTGCCTTATTCTTTCTTGATAATTCACAGCACACCCTATATATATTTTTAAGTTTATTTTGTTTGTTATTTGATAAACTACCATCAAAATAGATTATTAAAAGTTGATATTGCGTTGGTTTTGATTGAAACAAAAAAATCAATTGCCGGTTTCAAACTTGAATTAACAATTTGAATGCCTTGTGCTTTTACTAAATACAAAGCTTCTTCAATACTCATCGGAGGGTTTTGAGGTATTGCATTCAAATCAATCACAATGAAATCTTCACAATAATACTGCAATCCTAAAATGGGGTGGTAGTGGTAGATCATATCCAAGTAGTGTGATGTTTAGCACAATAGCCAGAAGTTGACTTGCCATTTACAATATCCTCACAAGTACAATGAATTTGATTGTCAAATTCATTTGAAATGCGCGATACAGGTTTTTTAATCCAGTAATTGTAAATGCCTTGAACCCAAGAATAGGTGTAGAATAAGCACATTATTAAAATTCCCCATTGCTCATTTGTGTAAGCGGTGTAAAACCAAAAGGGTTGCCCGATTAATCCTAAGATATATCCCCACCGTTTCCATTGTTCTTTGCGACCTACAAACCATATAGCCGCAGAACCTAAAATCATAATTGCAATTTGTGCTATCATCTAAGAAGTTTTTAATACCATATCTCGTTCTCTGATCAATTCAAAATCATAATGCCAATTTTCTCTATTGCAAAATGTGCATCCGTACAGAATTTGACCTTTACGCACCGTGAATCCGGTAATTATATGCTTGTCTTGATCAGGGTCAGTTGTTAAATAAACTTCATCACCAAAATCATATTCCGTTTCTATTTTCATAATGAATATTCTTCTTGAGTCATTGCTAGCATAAGCATTGAATCTGCTTGGTTATCGTCGATGATATGAATACTTGGCCATCGGTTTTTCGCCTCAGCAAGCATTTTATCTTTATTGGCGTTTCCTTTTCCGGTAGCCCACTTTTTAACCTCGGTAGGACGGTAAGAAGTGTAATCGATTTTATTATCCTCACAGAACGTTTTAACCACAGCAACCAATTCGGCTACGCTTATAACGCCATTAATAAATCTACCTGCCGGCTTTTCATAAACAATCAAATCTATCTGACCAACGGTGTTCAAAAAGTCTTGTAGAAATGATCTGAGTTTGATGAGTTTCATTCCGGCGCTGCTGCCTTTTTTCTGACTTAAATCCCAAACACCTCCGTTAATTGAAGGTTGATTATAGGACCATCCGGTTGTCGTTGCTAAATCAAGGGAAAGTATGTTCATCACACTTCGGTATTAAATTCTACATCATCAGTCCTAAACGCTTTAGGATCTTCAAAAAACTTCTTGGTGTACTGCGCGAAATAAGGAATATCCTCTAGCTGAAGGCCGGCGATCAACGTCACCTGCTGTTCTAGCGTGCGCATAATGTGATTAAACATTTCGGGGTCTGCTTCATAGATATTATCTACGTGCTTGTTAGCGATACGCTCAGCGTGCTTATTAGATTTCGCAAGCAAGCTTCTAAAATAACGATCACCTATTTCCTGCGCGTCTAAATCTGCATCAACCGACATTAATAATTCGGCTGCGATCACGTGTTTGAGTACCTTTTGTACAATAGCATTTACGTTTTCAATATACTCATCATCAAACTTGCGAACCTCGTGCTCATTCACATAGCGCCATTTGCCGTCAACAAGTCCTTGCTTGATGCTTTGAAGGCTTACGCTATGAAATTTGTACTTGCTGCTTACTAAAAAGACCTTGCCTTTCTCGCGTGTATTTTCGGTTAATAGGAATACGGCGCCATTCTCGTGCTTCACATAATTGTCAAGGCGATCTTTGGCCGGTAAATTTCCTGTAATGGTGTCTTTTGCTTTTTTCATAATTTGAAATCTGTTGTTACACGGTACGCATAAGCGCAAATTGCTTTCTCCTAAGCGCACCGCTTCATCCTCTGAAGTAATGGCTGTATCACAATACAGGCATTGCATTAATCAAGGATTACCCAATCTTCTTCTAGCACATCACTTGGACTTGCTACCCAACCATAAATTTTGTTATCAGGATATACCATCGCAAGCTGATTTTTGTACTTGATGGTATTGTTTTCGATAGGATCTACGCCTTCTCTTTTTTCTCCGGAAGTAAATCGGCGTTCAAATTCGTCTTTTACTGACTGAGGCAAACTGCTCATTTTTGGAACAACTTCCATTGGCACTTCGCTAGGCACCTGCATAAAAATGAATAGCCCTTTACCATTCCATCCGGAGCGTTGTACGCGCTTACCTTGCTTTAATGCTTCGATGGCCGCACCGAATGAAAGGTTTTCAGAAGGACCTTCTTTACCAATAAAGTTATCTTTGAAATATTGCTCAGATACTAACCATTGGTCAAGGTAGTTTTTAGGGTTTCGGGCAATCATATCGCCAATTTTAGGAGAGCCGTTTTTCAAATCCTGTTCCGAAATAGATACTGTGTACCATCCTAAATCAGATATGAATTTAAGCTCACCGTTCCCATTAAAGTTTTCTCTATCCTCTTTCGTAACCGGCCTCATTTCAGCTATGGCTGACCTTCTATATTCTTGAAAACTTGCTTTTCCTGTACCTACTGTTTCTGTGTTCATAATCCTAGTATTTGATATTAGTCTTGAATTTTTCCGGGTTCTCTTGTTTTCCGGTAACGGCCTTGCGTATGTGCGCGTGATAATATTTACCTACGCTATCTGCAGCCAGTAATCCGTCAAATTTCTCTTGCGATACCGGCGAATAACTATACACTTTGCCCGTGTTATGAAAGCGTACATACAAAGTTTCACTCGCAGTATCATAAGCCACTTCTTTAAGCTGCGAACTCTTTACCGGAATGAATTTTAATAATGGGGTGTTAGGATTGCTCATTGGGTGTGATTTTGATTCGTACTATTGATCTTCGTAAAAAGTGATTAAGCGCTGCTCTGGAAGCAGTAGGCATAACATCATTTTTCATAAAACTTACTGCATTGCTAATATCTGAAGCTATAAAACCGTGTAGGTTGAACTCAATCAAAACTTTTTTCCCGTCGATTTCATCTTTGAAAATAGTCGCGTAATCCCCGTGTTTATACGATTGATCTTTGCATTTTAAGAATGGATAGTTTGAAAGGTCAATTAAAGGATATTCTTCGACTGATTTCACTTCCTTATCACCTTCAAACTTCTTAGCAAATCCATTAAACTCAGATTGAGGTTTTTTAACGCTTGGAAATTCTTCTAAAGCACCTTCTTGATACGTCTTGTTGAATAAGGCGAAGTGGATTTTAGTTTTGGTTTCAAACTTTTCAATAGATTTTAACTTTCCTAATCCTGACGTATTTATCTTATCTAGGAAAGCTCTATCGCAAACAACTCTTACAGTCTCACCTTCAAAAGCATCAAACAGCTTTTCTCTCACTGATTTTTCAGCTATAAAAAAATGTGGATTTTTCTTTTCAAATTCCTCAATAGCCTGTTTAAGATGGTTCTTATCATCTAAGCTATCTGCTATCGGTGTTTTTGATTTTGGCTTTAGCATCTGCGCAATCTCATCTGCAGATTTTTTCGGCATAGCTTCTACATCAGCATTAATACCACGCTTAATAAACTCCCACATCTTGTCATAATCTGCGTAAGCAGTCGATTTTGCCGCATCAAAATAATGGGATATCAATTCCTCTAAATGCTCAACGTCCTCCATAGGCGCTTTGTTCTCGATCAAATGCTTATGCTTTTCAATCACATTTGATAACTCCGCATAAATAGCAGGATAGGGAGAAGGGTTTTCTTCACTGTGAGTTTTACTTAAGAAATATTTCTTACTCAATTCTGGAATGAAATCTAAAAAATCACCAGGTATATCAGCATCTTTGCAGCTTTTGTACCAGTCTTGGTACTCGATAATAATGGCCAAAAGCACTTGCTCATTAGCATTAAAATCCGGGCATCTAAGTTTAGCTTGCTCCAAGTATGGCTTACCTACTCGCGCCACTTCCCAATCACCAATGGTTTCTATTGATGATTTTAGTTTCTGCTCTGCTACTTTGTCGCCAACGTGGAATATGTTCCACAAATCTTCAGCATTTCTAATACGCGCATTGGGAGCCTTGCCAAAATCACACTCATACATATACTCGCGAATAAGCGCATCTGCATCTTCGTGATCAACCTCGTGGTCCACGCCGCTTGCTAAAAGATTGATAAGGGTTTCAACCAGCACACCGTTGTTATACATCTTGCCATCTTCATAGCCTAATGCTTCAGAAACCTTTTCACAATATGTTTCGTCAAATCTGAATTGGGCGTCCAAAGCCCCTAGGGTAGTAATGAAAGTTTGTTTTTCCATTTGTTAAGTAATAAAAGTTGTTATGTTTCCCGATTGTTTAATGTGATGCCGGGCGCATAATTCCCGGTATCTTTTCTCTGCGCTACTTACTTCATCGCATCTATGCCAATGATCCGCTTTCGCTCTCTCTAAGTATGCACAACGGGAAGGACTCGAACCTACGACCTACGGTTTTGGAGACCGCTGCTCTACCAACTGAGCTACCGAAGTGTTTTAAAAGACCTGAGTCACTAATCTCAGCTAGTATGTTTAAGGTTTTTGTTTGGCTCTGTTGCGTCCGCCCCGACCATACTTACCATTAACGGGGAACAGTGTTTTTAACTACGTCTTTAACTTTTCTGCGATTACCCGAAAATTGTCTCGATAATCTTAATGATAACACCTGTCATAATTCTGAGTTTTTAGTATTAATTAATATAAGTTGAATACAAACTTAGTATAAACTACGCAACAAAAAAACTCATTCGGCAGATTTATTTTTATCATCGCCTTTTTTCTTTACCTCCTTAAACTCCTTGACACTCCACAACTTATTGATATACCTGGGATTTAATATGTACCAATACGCATCAGGCGTCTCTATAAAATATCCAAAACCCACAAACTTCTTCACCGCCTCCCCAAACACACGCCTACTACATACCTCTGCATAATCACCACTCACCAACCTAACACAACCACTCTTAAACACATTACGACTCTGTGGCACCCTGCTCAAGATCGCTAACATCAACTTCACCTCACTCGCACTGCACTTCTCTACCAAAGTCTCTAACAACAAATTACTGATCCCAAACTTCCCACTGCTGCTAGAATACTTCCACCGTATCAACTTCTCACTCTCATAAAACTTGTGCTTCTTACCCAAAAAATATTCAGCAATCATTTCCCGACTTTTTTCTTTCATATTCAGAATATTATTCGTAAGCAATCCCGTTTAAAAGGTGTAACAAAAAGTAACACTTTACCCCTTTTTACATACCCAGACTGTAACAAAAAGTAACACTTTTACACTTCGTTAATCTTTTATAAAACAGCACTTTACAAACTTTTTACTGGGCTGACGAGCATTTCCTTATTATATTACATAGAGCAAAAATAGCAATTTCACGCGCTTTTTATACCATACTTATACCAAACAACTCCCAAAATAAACAACCTATCCTATAAAAAATACATTGTACATAATAGCGTTGTTGGGATGGAATACAATATTTACGCGAGCCTGGCCCGAAACGAAAACGGTTTTAATTTACCCACGGGGTGCGGTTCCGGCGGTTGATCGCTCTAATTTTTGACTTTTTGGTGTGATACTATGTTGAATCGTTGGTCCTAACTAATTGCTGAATCGTATCACGGTAACGGTTAAAATACGCTGAAGCCTTACTAATAAAGGAAAGTTGAAGTTTTACTACTACATTTTCCCGACATTCTCCCGAATTTGCATAAATCACGGTTTTAATCTGCTTTGATCTAGTTTTAATCTGCTGAATATCCTTAACCCTTTTTTTATGTACGCTCACGTGATCGCGTGAAGGGTTTCAACCCCGAAATACAGTTACATTCAATTTACATCTAGTTTATACTAAAAGTGTTAAAATTTGGGCTTGTATTGAAGTTTTAACATTTAGGAATGCGCTGTAAACCCTTGTAAACAGTGAGGTATAGGCAAAGTTTATGATTTATACGCATTTGGATTGAAAAATACAATAAATTATACTAAAATTATACTAATTATTATAGGTACTTTTGAACCTAACAAACAGATAAAGCCGCATTATTACTGGCTTGACGGGTTTAGGTTCTTTGACATCGTGCGCACTTGATTAGGTTATACTTAATATAAGACCGCACAACGGAGACAAACAGGCTGCACGGTCCTATTGATTAATAGGAGGCGTTAACGGGTTCAAATCCTGACAGCCGAACAAATACAATTAAATATTAATCAAGCCTTAGACGGGCTTTAAAATCAATTTAGAGTTATGACAACAAACGAAGCATTTAACGAACTAGATTCGATTCTAACAACATTTAAAGAAGCGCAAAAGATTTCAATTACAGCATTCTATGAGATAAGCTTAGAACTAACAAACGGACAGGAGAAGAACTTTAAAACAGGTCAGGACCTACAAGAATGGTGCGAGAAGCATTTAACAAGAATAGAGGACTAACAATCAAACAATTTTCAATTTATGAAACACTTACAACACATTCAGGAGCAAAGCATAGCGATTAACGTTGTGCGAATCACATTTTTATTAATGATCGCAGCCGGGGTAGTTTATTCTGCTGCAAAAAACGGTTTCGAGTTATGAGAACAGATGTAGAAGCAAGAGTAATTTTGATCACGTTGGGACTGGTATTTTTCGGAGGCTTAACGGTTAGAATATTATTAGTAACAGGATTAATCACTTATTAAAACACTATGGAAGCAATTATTTTATTTAAAACAGATTTTAACCACACTTTTAGCAGCCGGGATTTAATCGGAGTTTTTACGAACAAAAGGAAGTTTAAGCAAACAGTTAAGCAGATCATTAAAAAAGACTGTGATCCTGAAACATTGGAAGCGGAAACCCCCAACGAGTGGGTAAAATATCATTATGATTTTATGATAACAGAGAATCACGACCAGACGCAGGGGTTAAATAGTTTTGAATTAGTAAGCGAAACTATTGAGCTCAACGAATTATTTTAATTAACGCCCGAGAAGGCATAAAAACAACAAGCACGGAGGAAGGACCGAAGGCGCAGCGATAGCGCCCCGTGCAACTAATCTAATATTAATTTAATTCATTCGGGAAAATGGACACAAACCACTTTATCTGCAAAGTAAAAGACAAAATTAACGGGTTTAACGAGATCGCCTCAATTTACTGCGATGTTAGAACGCCAAAACAGGCTGAGAAATATTTCAGAAAGCACCCGGCAATCAAAAAATTTATTGGTCGTGATCAATATCAAATAATATTCAGACAAGAACCTATTATAATACAGTAAACTATGAAAAAAGCACCAACACCAAGCCCAGAACTACAAGAAGCCGCAGAAACTTTAATTGCTGCAAAGGCATTCGTGCAAACGATTAAACCGGTAGTCGATGAGTACAGACAGAAAATTTTAAATACTCATCGGTTTGAGATCGCACCAGAACACAGGGAGCGAAGATACAGCCCGGAGGACTTTGTAATACTTGACGAGAGGTTTACTTATTTGATGAGTGATGAAGATGCACAAAAATATTTTAAGCTCCTTCAAGAGCAGCACATAAAGCACGGTTTTAGTTATCTGCTTCAAAAATATGATGATTGGGAAACCAATTTTTACTGCCCGTTATTAATTGCTGAAAGTATGGAGCGAGAAGCCCGGACGGCATTAATAGAAGCGTCAAAATATATACACGGTATAGATCAGAAAAAAGTATATAAGATTGACGCCCTTAAAAAAATAGCGGATTTAACGCTCCGCTATGTAGCTCCTTTTTTAGATGCTGAGAAGATGAAAGCACAATATAAACCAGCGAGTTAATTATAGTCTAACTGATGAGCTCTTGATGAGCGAAACGGGCGCAGCGGTGCCCGTCTTAGACAATTGCCACGGGAAACGGCAACAGTATTAACAATTTAATTTTTATACAATGGACTGGAAAAATGTAAACCTAGAAAGCAGCTACGAACGCGATCAATCAATAATTGATGCTTTAAGCTTCGATACGCTATTGCTAGAAATTAGCTGCAACGTTCGAGAAATTAACGCAAAAACAGTGATGCAGCAATTTGAAGAAGATTTACAAAGCCGTATTCAATCTGCACGTGAAGTAATGCGAGACAATTTAAAAAATATCGTTAACGATGCTAAAAAATATCAAGATGAAAACTAAGACTTTATACCAATTTGCAAAAGAGCAATTAAAAGAGATAGCGATTTATGCTAAGAAAAAGCACCCAAACGACAAGCCGGCAGTAAGGCAAATTATTAACGATAGTACGCACTCAATTTGTATTGAAAACGATTTAAGCGAGTATAAAAGCGGATTGCTTCACAATTACGCATGCACTCTTCATACTTAAAAATTTGAATTAGAGGTTGCAGCCTCTTAAAACAGTGTATTAAGCTGCAAGCGTGGAGGGTTCTCCCTCCGGTTACATTAATTTTTAAAAGCACGGGAAATGCAAAATTTATCATTAAAAACACAGAACACAAAAGGCGGAGCGCCACAATACAAAGAGAAAATAGGTAGTATTTGCGCTATTTATGGAGATGTACGGATATTGGTTGATAACTACACAGGTTTTGCTGATACATACCAACAAAGAGAGCAGCCTATAATTGACATTCAAGAGGACGGAAAAATGATTTTTTCAGGTACAGTTGAAGAACTCAAAACTAAACTCAAAGCCTAATGAAAAACCCAAACCATACATGCAAGCGTTATAAGACAATTTTACCCGAAGCAGGTGTAGTAATTGACGAGACGCACGGACTGATGCAGGACTATAATTTTAGTATTTGCATACAAGAGAACAAAGCCCAGGTATTGACGAGAGGCTTTCAAATATGGATTAATTAAACACTTGAGAAGATGAAAAAAGTAACACAAGAAGAATTTTACAAATTCATAGGACCTCAAAACGTTGTAGGATCTTGCGTAGGTGATTCGCCTTATGATTACCACGTAAAAACTAGATCGGGCGAATTAGTAGCCAAAATAGAATGTAGTCACGCGCCAGGAACGGTCTGGCCGAAAATAGAAACCCATTTTATTAAAGAATCATAAACACCCACCACCCGTGCAGCGAATGGCAACCGGAGCAATACCGGCACGGGAACTAATTTAAAATCAATTTTTTATGAAAAACAAAGTAATAAATTTCGGTAAGGGTAATTTTCTAAAAAATAAATACCCAGAGTTTAAAAATGCTCAAGTTATTAATATAGGAAACGAAGAATGTTTGTTAATTAATTGGAATGAAAAACAAGCTGAAAAATTCAGCAAAACTCACCAAAAATTAAACGGGCATTTTTCTAAAACTGGCTTTGTAGCTTGTAATCTTCATAATCTATAACGATGAATACAGAAACTTTAAAAGTAAGAGGTGTATCGATCGGCGATAGGTTTATCAATACCACCCATCGCAAAAGCAAGAGGATATCTACAGTTACTCAAATTACTGAAGAAAAGTGTTTAATCACGGGCGAAGTGCTAAAGCATCATTTTTATGCTGAGCACGAATTTATGGGCCAGACATTACGAACTGAAGTAATCGCTACCACTGTTTTAAGGAATAAAGTAGATGAGTAAAGTACGACGATTGATGAAGGAGCAAGGTTTAAAATACTTTGCTTCTATATCGCCAAAGCATAAAGACAAGACCACAAAAGCTATTTTGATGATGCGGCACGACCTTTACAATTTAGATCACGGGCTGGCATTGGCTATTATTAACCAATCTACAAGCCTCAAAGATTTAATTGAAGAAAAGAATTTAATTGATGGCCAATTGCAGGGCCAAAAGTGCTTCAATCACGAAGGCACCTGGTTTCCTTTTAATTTGGCTGATATTCTTAAATTAGAACTATGAAAAAAGAAACCAAAACGCACCTAATGTATTGGGGCATCATTTTGATGCTAGTATTTTGGGTATTAATTTTACTGTAAAAACCACGGGAAATGGCACATACAAACTATGTAGAAATCAAAGAATCGGAAACAGAAATAGTGCAGAAAGTAGCTGCGCTAATTAGAAATAAGCGCCAAGGTATGGGTGTAAGTCAAATGTTATTAAGCGAGATCAGCGGTGTAGAGCAATCGTATATTAGTAAGCTTGAATTAGGGAAGAAACCCGGCTACACATTTGGCATCGTGGCCAAATTGTTTACCGCTTTAAAAATCAAATTTTCAGAAATTGACGATCTATAAATTGACGAGACGAAAAATAAAAAGGTCCTCCGGTTATTCGGTAGGACCTTTTTTTGTGCTCAATAATTCTTGAAGCATAGTTTCTATGCGATCAAGTTGCTGCGGAATTTTCGCCAGCTTGTTAAGGTCTAGCATAGGGCTTTGGCCTTGATTGGTGTTGATTGCAATGTTAAGTAGATTGGCTTGTGCTTGCATCGCTCCACCGGTTAGTAAAATCGGTAATTCACCTTTATTGAGAAATTCCATATTCACATTGGGAAAGGTGTTGACGATACGCTGCTTCATTCCCCGGCTTAATTCGTTACGGCCTTTAAGTACGTGCGGTACTGATGAAGGCGAACTATATTCAAGCTTGTCGTTAAGTGCGTTGGCAGAATAATCAAGAGCGTTTAAAACTTCTTGCAGGATCTGCGCATCTGATAGTGTTTTTTTCTTTTGCATAATGGTTTCTAGGTTAAGGGTTAAGTAAGTTAATTTTTAAAATGAGGAAATTTATAATATGCGTCCAATCTCATAAAATAAGTAGGCTTCGGTCCTGGGCCTCTCATCTTTATTTTATACAAATTTTGAATGCGCTCAGCTTCTTTTTTATATTCTGCGAAAACTTCTGGGGAATAGTCCGGCAAGTGTTGATTACCTCCTAGCTTCTTGATATAATTCTCGTAGAAATATTGATCAGAATTAATACATTTCTGTTTGAACTGCTCTTGCTGTTCTCCCGTCATATTTTTTAGAATTGGATTGTCTGTGTACATAGTTAAATCGATTTTGATTTGTATTCTTCGTAAATTCTTTTTGAAACAGAGACGTATTTAAATACGTTACCGTTTGGCAATACAATTGGCAATAAATATCCTTTTTTTGAACAACTTGTTTTGTAAGAAGGTCTTTGAATTACACTATAATCTTCTTCTGTTGTGCTCATAGTTTTACCTATATTTCTCATCCCAATACTGTTTAAGTTGATCTGCCGATTCTGTTTTAGTTTTCTTGATGTAATGAAGCATCATATCTTCTTTTGCCCAGCCGCCAATAGCTTGTATTACACTATTAGGCACCTTCCCAAATAAGTTGGTTGCAAAGGAACGTCTACAAATATGCGAACTTACCAGCTTATATTTTTTATACACATCATAAACTTTTCGCTTCACTCCGGTTTCTTCATCTACAATCGTAATACCGCCTTTAATCTTCTGATCAATATTGGCTAGCATACAAATCACTTTAATTTTTTCGTTGAAATGCTTGTCGCTGCTCTTAACAGGAAGGTTTCCGTGGCGTTTATTAAGCACTTCTTTTACTTGAGGGTGAAGCGGAATTGTAACCCATGTACCGGTTTTCTTGGTACGAATTTTAATATAATCGCCATCTATATTGCTTATATCAAGGTTTTTATTGAAGTCAGAAATTCGTAGGCCGGTCCACAAGCCAATGATTGCATTGTCTCTTATGTTGTCGAGACTGATGTCGTGCGAAAGGTTTAGCTTGTAAATAGCATCTATTTCCTGCTCATTAAGGTATGGGTGCGAAATATCTTCATCATCTTTCTTTACAAAAACCCGGTCTTGGTAGGTAGGATCTATCTGGATGCCTTCGGTAGCTGCGCGCGCAATAAAAAATTTGGCACGTGATAAATGCCTTTTGGTAGTTGCTGCAGCATAACTTTGATCTGCCATAAAGGAAGTAAAAGCATCAAGCACATCGTTACTCACATCTTTGATTTTGTACTTCTTCTTACCTTCAAATTCTTTCCAAATCTTGATGTTAGATTCATATTGTTGAATAACACGCTTGCTCAGAAATTTATTCTTGTCGGTTTTCCATTTTGGCGCCTTGTTTTCAATCCACCATTCGGCAAAGTCCGATAAATACACATAGTGATCTTGAATAGCAAGCTTAGTTTCTTGCTTGGGTCGGTTGAAAAACGTGTTCACGGTATTGTTAAGCCAATCTTTGTCGATCACTTCACCATTCATATAGGCATCATTATAAGATTCGAGCACGTGAATTTTAAGCCTCTCAAAATTGGCTTGCTTCTTAACGCGGTCTTTGATCGACGATAGGTTTTTGTAATTTGATTTTTTGTTATCCCATTGCGCAGGATCAACACTTAAATTGGTACTGCAAATCTTATCAAATTGCCGTCCATTTAAAAATCGAATGTATAAGGTAGAAGGATTTTTCTTCCCTTTTACCAGTAGTTTTACTGTTGCCATTTCCCGGATGGTTTAAGTTAGTATTAGTGATTTTTTAATTAACCCACTCTCTACCCGTATATAATTCTTTTGAATGATTGAAACCTTTTGGTAGATCAACTTTTTTAACAACCTCTGATTTTCTACCAAACCAACCTACTCTCTCTAATGTAATCTCATAAGGCTCTTTCACACTTCCTGTTGTTTCGTCAATTGAGTTAATCATTGCTAAAAATCGCTGTGGTATTTTTTTGTAGCTTTTAATATAATACTTTGCCATAGTTGCTTAAATGTGTTTAAAAGTTTCCCGATATATTCCCGACATATTTGTAGTCGTTTTATACTTAGTGTTACAAAAGTATATAAAAATATTTTATCAATTATATAAATTGATATTATTTAATATAAAAATAGTAGAAATTCTAAGTCCTGCCGAGGTCACAAAAGGAAAGCCACTCAATTATTGAGTGGCTTTTTTTATTTAACCGAAGATGGTGTTCCCGCCGCTTCCCCGATCTGAATATTTTTAAACTGAACTCCTTCAGTATCTCTTATCGTAAGTGCATTTTTAGCCTTAGTAATTTGAATATTTTCTAACCGAATATCTGAAATAGGTTGCTTAGGATATCCTTCTAACACAATACCAAAATTTTCTGCCTGATCAAAATATAGATTTTTTAAAAGGATCTTAGAGATTTTAGAGATATGCTTCCCGCTGCCTTCACCGTGATAGTTGGCCGTCATAAAAATGGCATCTTCTACCGTTTTAAACGTATTATCACTGATATTTATATTTCTGATAGACCCACCACGATCTGAATTGGTTTTAAAATAAACTCCTCGTTTGAGATAGCCCCAAGCTTCGTTATTATATACATAAACATCACGAACCCCGGCAGACATCTCACTTCCTATCACAATCGC